GTCGAGGCGTCAAATCAAGGTGACTGGTTTCCGGGCAGCCTGTCGGTCGGCGGCTCGGGGGCGAGATCAAACGATCCGACTAAGCATGTAGTCCCGACTGTGTAGGGCTTCCGGACGGCGGTTCGATTCCGCCCACCTCCACCATTACTGAAAATCCCAACCCTTTCCGGTTGGGATTTTTTTCGACTGTTCCCCCAGTGTCGGCGCGGTTCCGCGCGCCTGCCTCTTGAGCGCCACCCTGGTTCCGGTGGCCATCCGGGGGCCGTGACGCCCCGATTTCTCTCTCTGTTCTCTGCTGGCCTCTTGAGCGGACTACCCGCGATCTCCCGCAATGACGCGGAGTTGCGCGTCTCGGGTTGCGTTTTTCGATTGGTTGGTCCGAGCGACCGAGAGAACGAAGAATGACAACAGACGAAAAAAAAGCCGCCCGTTGGCGGCGGTGATGGAGCTGCCGGCGATCAGCGCCTGGCGGCCACCTTCTCCCGCTGGGCCTGCCAGTCCAGCGGCAGGCTGCCCCGGCGAATCAGGTGCTCCAGAGCAATCCCGCTGTTGTTGTCGGCAAGACAGGCTTCGACGACGTTTGGGGCGAGATACGCCAGCCGGGCGATCTTGCTGGCGCGGCCGGGGTCCATTCCCTCGACCGCCGCAATCTCGGTCATCGACTCGTAGCGCCCGTCGTCGAGCAGGTTCTGCCAGTGCTGCGCCAGTCCGAGGGCGCGAATGAGCGCGCTGGACTGGGCGATTACGCGCTCCTTGCGCTCACCCGCAGCCTCGGTCTTGAACTCCTGCGGCGCGTCCAGCGGCGTGATCACCTGCCGCCTGACGCCGCGCTTGACCAGCGTCCAAGGGATGAACGTCTCCATCTGCACCCCGCCCGCGGGACTCGGGATCTGGAAGGTGACCGGCTTGCCGGTGAGTTTCCCGATGTCCTTCTTGGCCATTTCGCCTCCTACTCGAAGCTTTCAATCACCCGGCGCTGCTCCTGCCAGTCCACCGCAATGGGATTGCGCAGGAACCAGATCAGGGCAAGCAGCCGTGGCTGACGGCCCGCCATCAGCCGCTCGACGATGTCAGGGGCGAGCAGGGTTAAGCGCAGCAGTTCATTGACCGTGGTGTGGTGCAACCCTTCGGCCCGCGCGATGGCAGAGCCGCTTTCGAACGCACCGGTATCCAGCAGATCCTGCCAATGATGCGCACGGCCAATCGCCTCGATGATCGTCGGGTCGTGCGCGACCGCACCGGTGTCGGCGAGCCGCCGAATCCCCCGGCGCTTGAACACCAGCGGTACGAAAGTCTCCATCGCGTCGGTGCCGCTCAAGCTGCCTCCATCTCGACCAGCTCCGCGCCGATGCTCGCGGGCGTGAATTCGCCGATCAGTTCCTTCCATCCGAGTTCACGCCATTTCACCTTCAGGCCACCGGGCACGATGTCGACGCGCTCGATCATCAGGTTGACGATGCGGTGCCGCTCGGCCGGGTACAACTGCTCCCACACGTCGCCAAGCCGGTGCATCGCCATCACAGCGACGTCCTCGGTGATCTGCGCCCCGTTGCGTTGCACGAACTGGCAGACCGCCGTGATCGCTTCCGGGCTGGCCAGCACCGACTTGATCTGGGCGACGGCGGCCGCCTCCACCTGGTCGGCGGGGATGCGCTCGTAGGTCTTGCCTGCCGCCCCGAACCGCGCCTCGGACTTCGACACGTAGTAGTGGTACTTGCGCCCGTTCTTGCGGGAGTAGGTCGGGTACATCCGCTCACCCGTGGGCGCGTACAGGAGGCCTCGCAGCAGTGCATCGGTGCGCGAGCGGATTTTCGTCTCGACAGAGCGCGCGTGGCCGTCCTTGGCGAGGATCTCGTGGACCCGTCCCCACAGACCGTGGTCGATGATCGCGGGGTGGGCGCCGGGGTACCAATTGCCCTTGTGCGACAACTCGCCGAGGTAGATGCGGTGGCGCAGCAGCTTGTGCAGGTACTTCTTGTCGATGCGCGCGCCGTTGCGGGTCTGGCCGTCCTGCGTCGTCCAGGCCTTGGTGGTGATGCCCTCGGCGGTGAGGCTTGCGGCGATCTGCGTCGGCGAGCCGATGGTCAACATCTCCTCGAAGACGCGGCGCACCACCGCCGCCTCGGCTTCGTTGATCACCAGCACGCGGTTCACGACGTCGTAGCCCAGCGGCGGCACGCCGCCCATCCACATCCCCTTGCGCTTGGCGGCCGCGATCTTGTCGCGGATGCGCTCGCCCGTGACCTCGCGCTCGAACTGCGCGAAGGACAACAGGACGTTCAACATCAGCCGCCCCATCGAGGTCGTGGTATTGAACTGCTGCGTCACGGACACGAAGGAGACGCTGTTGCGCTCGAACACCTCGACCATCTTGGAGAAGTCGGCGAGGCTGCGCGTCAGGCGGTCGATCTTGTAGACGACGACGATGTCGACCAAGCCGCGCTCGATGTCGGCCAGCAGGCGCTTCAGGGCCGGGCGCTCGGTGTTGCCGCCGGAGAACCCGGGGTCGTCGTAGTCGTCGGCCACCGGTATCCAGCCCTCGGCGCGCTGGCTGGCGACGTAGGCGTGCCCGGACTCGTTCTGCGCGTCGATGGAGTTGAACTCCTGGTCGAGCCGCTCATCCGAGGACACCCGGCAGTAGACCGCGCAGCGCAGGCGCGGCTTGTTGCGGGGGACGTCGTTCATTCGTAACCCTCCCCCTGCCGGCGCAGGCCGAAGAACAACGGGCCCGACCACGGGCTGCCGGCGATGTGGCGCGCGACCGCCGAGAGGCTCTTGAACTGCTTGCCCTCGTACTCGAAGGTCCCGTCGGCTGTGACCTTGACGTGGTGGTCGCGGTCGCCCCACTCACGGACGAGGACCGTGCCGGGGGCCAGGACGATCTCGCGGGCCTTGCGGGGCTGCTTGATCTTCGAATGCCGGATGCCGATGTTGGCCAGCCGCCGGCGTGTGTCCGGGTCGAGGCCGCCGAAGGCCTCCTCCTGCAGCTTGTAGGCGACGCGGGATTCGAGGTAGACGCGGTTCGTCTTGTCCGGGCGGCGCTGGAAGAACCGATCCCAGAGCGCCCAGAGCTCCGGCATCGGCAGGGACGGCAGCGCGGCCACCTGCGCGGCCACGGATGCTTGCTTGTCGTTCATCACAACCTCTCCTGGTGATAGGGGGTTGTATGAACGCGCTGGTTGGCCGGGAAGCCAAGGTCGACTGCTCTCTGTTCGGGAGCCGGTGCGAGGTGGGTGCGGACGATGGCGGCGGCAACGATGGTGGCGACCTCGCCGGCGCGCGCGCTGGCCGACATCTCGGCAGATGATGGGAGTTCGAGCTTCTTCATGACGGTACCGGGGAATAGCAACCGTCATGGATAGTGGGCCTGATCCTCCGAAGCGGATGGCAACGCAGGGCAATCCATGCCATTGCCAAGATAGATCCGCAAGTGTTTCTTGCGTTTTTGACTGCGCAAGACTAGAATGCCGGCTTAGGAGGTGACGGCCATGCTCGAAAAGATCTCGCAAAAGCTGATCGGCTACCGCGTCAAAGCGGCGCGCGAGGCCAAGGGCTGGACGCAGGATCAGCTCACCCAGGGTTTGGGCCTGAACGACCGGCAGTCGGTCTCCGACATCGAGAACGGTAAGCGCGGCCTGAAGCCGGACGAGCTGCTGACCCTATCCGACTTGCTGGACCGCGATATCGAGTTCTTCATCGACCCGTTCGCCGTCGCCGGCGAGGCGCAGTTCTGCTGGCGTGCGGCGCCAGAGTTGCCCGAGGACAGTCTGGACGGCTTCGAGCTCAAGGCCGGTCAGTGGATCGGCCTGCTGCGCTGGCTGCGCGTGCAGCGGGACAGCCGGGCGAGCGTGCTCAAGCGTGCCTTGCGGCTGTCCTCGCAGTCTTCGTTCGAAGATGCGCAGGAGCGCGCGGAAAGTCTGGCCGCCGAGCTAGATCTCGGTGTCATTCCGGCCGAAGGCCTGATCGACAAGATCGAGCGCGAACTGGACATCCCGGTACTGTTCGTCGACACGGTCGATGCCTTCGATGGTCAGTCCATCTCGGGTGCGACCTGCCACCTCGAGGAAATGGGCGTCATCCTGATCAACCGCAATGAAAACGAGGCTCGCCGTTTCTTCGATCTGACGCACGAGCTCTTTCACGTGCTGACCTGGGATGCGATGAAGCCGGATCACCGGGAATCCAACTCGGTGGAGGATCGCAGCAAGGGCAAGCGCATCGAGCAGTTGGCGAACAACTTCGCCGCCGCGCTGTTGATGCCGCGCGCCTCTCTGGACAAGTTGATCGAGCGTGATCGTCTCGACGACATCGCGCACCTATGCGAAGTCGCTGCTCTGCTGCGGGTGGCCCCGGTCACGCTGGCGTGGCGACTGTTCAACCTCAAGCTCATCGGTGAAGACACCCGGCGCAATCTCTCGCAGGAGAAGCAGCGGCCGTCGGTATCAGGACCACCCAAGCGGTTCTCGCCAACCTTCGTGAAGATGCTGCACGAGGCTTTGGAGAACGGAAGGCTGTCGGCTCGCAAAGCGGCCAAGGCCATGGGTCTTGGGCTGGGCGGGCTGACCGAGCTCTTTGCTCAGTACGACCTCACCGCCCCGTTCGAGCTGTGAGGTGGTCGTCACATGCCGAAACTCCGAGTCTTTGCGGACACCAATGTCATCCTCGAATCGTTCCGGACCGGTTGCTGGACCGCCATCAGCAGCCACTTCGCCGTCGAGACGGTCGAGAAATGCGTTGAGGAAACGCTGACCGGCAATCCGGGCGATCCTCGTCACATCGCCGTCCCGCCTGCCGACTTGATGGCGGGCCTTGCAGGACGGCATCCGGTCACGCGCAAGGAACTCACCACCCTGGTGTTGAGCCACCCGCCGAGCAGCACGCTCGACGACGGCGAGAAGCATCTCTTCGCGTGGCTGCTCGCCAACAAGCTGCTGCCGTCACCAGTCATCGTCGTCACCACCGCCGACAAGGCCGCGCTGGTGGCCTCGAACGGACTGGGCTGGCTCGACTGCATGACGTCGCTGGAGGCTCTGGCCGGCAAGGCAGGCGTCGGCCGCGTCAATCTCGATGCGCTCGCCTTGCAGTACCGCGAGGACTGGCTGTCCAGCATCAAGACCAAGATCAGGTTGGGAATCATCCCGTGAGCAACGACTGACGCTGAGGGCGCGTCCAACAAGGGAGGAAGGCCACTCAGCAGCGTTCAAGGAGCATCGAGTGGCCAAGAAATCTCAGAAGAACAGCAAGCACGTCGCCGACCTGATCAACTCGGCGACCCTGCCATCGCTTCAACTGTTGGCGCAGGTCGACAAGTTCGCGTTCCTTGGCGCGTTCGACGCGTCGAAGTCGGAGCCACTGGCGCGCGAGGAATTGATCGACACCCTCCCATCGGTCAAGCGCGAAGACATCACCATTGCTGATCAGGAGGCCGTGCGGCTCCTGCAATTGGTTCGCTTTCGAACCGAGGCGATGCTGGACCATGCCTTCGCCGAAATCGAATTCGTAAATCATCCGGAGATTGCTTCCTTCGACCGGACGGCCGATGCGATGAGCCGTCTGATCTGGCTGCGGGTGAAAGCCTCACGGGTGTTCGATCAGATCGAGACGATCTACCTGACGCACCACTACCACGGGCACAAGAAGTTTCTCGGGTTCACGGTGCGCGATGGCGATGGCCGTGACTTTGAATGGACGCAGGAGGTCGCCGACAAACTGCACGCGGGCGTCGGCGAGATCCTCGGGCTGGACGACGAATCCAAGAAAAGCTGCGAGATCATTCACTTCGAGATGGATGAAGGCGACGAGGCCGCCAAGCGAAGACTGCACTACCTCGTCGTCTATCACCCCGGCAAGATGAAGACGCTGCTCCAGATGAAGGATCGGCGGCGCGATCTGTTCGTGTTCACGCCGGCCCTCGAAGCGACGCTGGTGTACGACCCCGCCGACAACAAAGTGCACGTGCTTTCGGCCACGCAGGGTACGGCCAAGCGCCTCGCCGACTTCTTCGCCGTGATCGGGTTCGAGAAGCCCCTCTCCAGGCAGCCGGTAGATGCAGTCAGCTACGAGTTGGCCATGTTCAAGCAGGCCATCAACCTTCGGGGTGCCACGGCCAGCGGCGCGGTGATCATCGACGCTTGGATGTCCTCGCTGACCGTAACTCTGGGACATACACGCCACAGCGTGACCATCGCCCTGAGCAGCAACGACGACATCTGGGAGGTGTCGAACCGGCACTTCGGTAACCACAACCCACTGTCGAGCTGCCTTGCCGTTCTCGAAGTCAAGCTATCTTTCGTGATCCGCTTCGACGGCGAGGAGGAGAGCCGCGCGCTCGATCTCACGATTGGGCAGCGCGGCGCCTGCAACCTGCTGACGCTGCCCGATCCTCGCATGCGCAAGTGCGGCGAGGACATCCTGACCTCGCTTGGTGTAATGAAGCGGGTGCAGCCGGCCAAGGTCGGCGCCGACCTCGCACTATTCCGCGCGGAGATGAAGCTGCTCGACCTTGCGGTTGATGAAGTCGATGGCCATTTGCTGACCGCCCTTGACCTGCCCGCCGCCGATCTCGTCAGCAAAGGGCTCCTGCAGAAGAAAACGCCCGGCGAGTACGTCACCGTACCCATTGAGGATGAGGAGGCCGAACCCGGCTTCCGCCGCCTCAAGGTGAATTTCAACAGCACGAACACCTGGGCACAGGATGATCTCACCGGGACGCGGTACGAACTCGCGGAAGGCGATTTGTGCCGGTACGCGGTCGACAAGTCCTACCTGCGCGAACGCCTGGATCAGTTGCTCAAGCAGCAACTCGTCGACATTCCTGTCACTGCCGATGAACACGAGCCCTACGTGCTCGGTAACCACCGTATGGGCGATCAGCGGCTGCCGGTCGCCTTGGTGTCGCGCCTCTGGGACCCCAAGCACGCCGACAAGATGGATACCGAGCTGCGGCAATCGAATCTCGGCTTGACCATCGTTCTGACGACGACGTCGGGCGCACCCCGCCGCTTCCTAGGGCCCGGCATCGTCGTTTCTCTGGACACGTTGGCGCAAGACGCCAACGGGCAGGTGTCGATTGACCTGTCGCGCATCGAGGGCGAAGTCCGCCGCCGCCAAAGTGCTGCCGTCGTCACCGACGTGCCGCGCCTGATCAAGGAAGACGCGCGCAATGCTCTGCTGGTCGGGCCGTGGCCAGATCCGTGGACGCTCACGAAGAAGGAATGGGTCGACGCTGTCGAAGTCCTCGTGGAAGCCTGGACCTCGCAGAAGAGGAAATGCACGAAGCTGCAACTGGAGAATGCGGCCAACGTGACCATCCGCGCCATGAGCGAGTTTTTCCGCGGTGCGGCCGAGTGGAAGAACTACATCCGCGGTGCCGACGGCAACAGCAAACCCCGCCTGTGGGAACTCAATATCGGCGTGCCCGATTACAAGACCGCTGAAGCGGATGCCGTCAACGACGTTATCGACCGCGCTGGCGGGGTCGTCGAGGCAGAGGAACCCGCTTAGGAATCAAGGTGTTGTAATTCCTGCGTAATTTCTGCGGGAAGACTGCGAAATTCCGCAGTCCGGTATGCGAGGAAATAGGAGCACTTCAACAAAAGGAGTGCTCCGAGTGAAACACCAAGTCCCTTCCATTCAATCCGGCCGGAATCAGTACCGGCCCATCCAGGGCGGCGCACCGCGCATCGCCCTCGACGAAAACGAGCTCGCCGCCCGCTGGGGGCTCTCGGTCAAGACGCTCCGCAGGTGGAGACAGGAATCCCTGGGACCTGTCTTCTGCAAGCTCGGGGCGCGCGTCACCTACCTGATCTCCGAAGTCGAAGCCTTCGAGCGGCGCGTTTCGCGCTACTCGACCTTCGCTCGCGCGTACCAGTGAAGGAGACGGTCATGACCAACATCACCGTCTTCCCCGTCGACATTGTCGAGATGTCGGTCAGCCAACTGGCCGCGCTCTCCCCGGCGCAGAAGCACGAGGTCGACAAGAACCTCGACGCTGCCATCGACTGGCTCAAGAAGGCGCGCACGAAATTCGATGCGTCGCTCGACCAGTGCTACGGCGAACAGGCGCGCGCCGCGCTGCGTGAATCCGGCCGCGACTTCGGCACCGCGCACATCCGCGACGGCGCGCTGCACATCAAGTTCGAGTTGCCCAAGAAGGTCAGCTGGAACCAGAAGCAGTTGGCTGAACTTGCCGAGCGCATCGTCGCATCCGGCGAGAAGGTCGAGAGCTATCTCGACATCAAGCTCGCGGTCTCCGAGTCCCGCTACACCAACTGGCCACCGGCACTGCAGCAGCAGTTTGCCGCTGCGCGCACGGTCGATCCCGGCAAGCCGTCGTTCACGCTGACCATCGACGGGAGCGACGCATGAAGAAGCTCCCCATCGTGTCCGCCATCGAGCGGATGGCCGAACGCAAGGGCGTGAAGCTGCTGATGCTGGGCAAGTCCGGGATCGGCAAGACGACGCGCTTGAAGGACCTCGACCCGGCGACGACGCTGTTCCTCGACATCGAGGCCGGCGATCTCGCCGTGGCGGACTGGCCGGGCGACACCATCCGCCCGGCGTCCTGGCCCGAGAGCCGTGACTTCTTCGTGTTCCTCGCGGGCCCGGACAAGTCGCTGCCGCCGGAGAGCGCGTTCTCGCAGGCGCACTACGACCACGTCGTCGAAAGGTACGGCGAGCCGACGCAGCTCGACCGCTACCAGACCTTCTTCGTCGACTCGATCACGCAGCTGTCTCGTCAGTGCTTCGCGTGGTGCAAGACGCAGCCGGGCGCGGTCAGCGACCGCTCCGGCAAACCCGACCTGCGCGCGGCCTACGGGCTGCTCGGCCAGGAGATGGTCGGCGCCTTGACTCACCTGCAGCACGCCCGCGGGAAGAACGTGATCTTCGTGGCCATCCTCGACGAACGGCTCGACGACTACAACCGCAAGGTGTTCGTGCCGCAGATCGAGGGCAGCAAGACCGCGCTCGAACTGCCCGGCATCGTCGACGAGGTTGCGACCTTGGCCGAGATCAAGGCCGAGGACGGCACCTCGTACCGCGCCTTCGTCACCCACACCGTCAACCCCTACGGCTTTCCCGCGAAGGACCGCAGCGGTCGCCTCGACCTGCTGGAGCCGCCGCATCTCGGCGCCCTGATCGCCAAGTGTGCCGGCCAACCCGCCGCGCCCATCGCCCTGAACACCACCGAATCCACGGAGTAATCGCCATGACGACCAACAACTGGAATGACTTCAACGACGCCGACCAGCAGCAGTCGGGCTTCGACCTGATCCCGCGCGGCTCCATCGTGCCGGTGCGGATGACCCTCAAGCCGGGCGGCCACGACGACCCGACGCAGGGCTGGTCCGGCGGCTACGCGACCGAGTCCTTCGAGACGGGATCGGTCTATCTCGCCGCCGAGTTCGTGATCACCGGCGGGGAGCACGCCAAGCGCAAGATGTGGAGCAACATCGGCCTCTTCTCTCGCAAGGGCCCGACCTGGGGCCAGATGGGGCGCAGCTTCATCCGCGCCGCGCTGAACAGCGCACGCAACGTCCACCCGCAAGACAACAGCCCGCAAGCCGCCGCCGCGCGCCGCATTCAGGGCCTGCAGGAACTCGATGGCCTCGAATTCGTGGCGCGGGTCGACATCGAGAAGGACGCGAAGGGTCAGGACCGCAACGTGGTCAAGGTCGCGGTCGAGCCCGACCACCCCGATTACGCGCGGGTCAAGGGCGTGGCGTCGAAGGTCGCCTCAGGTGGCGGCACGTCGGGCGCACCTGCGCAGCCGATCCCGTCGCAGGCCGCCGCCGCGCCGCGCCCCGCCGTGACCGGCAAGCCGTCCTGGGCGCAGTGAGGTGGCCGCCATGCATGCACCCACTCTCACCGCCAGCCACTACGGCGTTGTGCGCTTCGGCGATCTCGATTGCGAGGCGGTCGTGCTCACCACCGGTGAGCGCGGCTACGTGCGCAAGGAACTCGCCAAGCTGCTCGGCTTCCACGAAACCCACAAGGGTGGCCGTTTCACCCGGTTTCTGGCCGACATCGCCCCTAAGGCCTTGTCGTTGTTGGAGAAATCTCGTGGGCCGATTTTGCTGCCTTCGGGCCGCCAAACGCAGTTCTTCCCGGCCGGGATCATCGCCGATGTCGCCTCGGCCGTGGTCAACGCGGCCATCGCGGGGACGCTCCACCGTGCCCGCCACGGCATCGTCAGCAACTGCATGACGATCATGCGGGCGTTGGCCACGACCGGCGAGATTGCGCTGATCGACGAGGCAACCGGTTACCAGCACCACCGCGCACCCGACGCGCTGCAGGAGCTGATCGCCAAATTGCTGCGCCAGTCCAGCGCGTCATGGGAGCGTCGTTTCCATCCCGACTACTACCGTGCCCTGTACCGGTTGTTCGGCTGGAAGTACCACGGGCACGAGCAGAACCCGCCGCACGTGATCGGTCAGATCACGCTGCGCTGGGTCTATGGCCCGGCACTACCTACCGAACTGCTCGACGAGATCCGGGGCCGCAAGGCCATCTCGCAGAAGCACCACCAGTGGTTGTCCGATCAAGGCCTCGCGCATCTGGAAACCCAGATTCACGCGGTCACTGCCATCGCGCGCAGTTCGATGAGCTACCGCGACTTCGACCGGCGCTGCGAGGCGGCGTTTGCCGGCGCGGCGCTGCAACTCGGCCTGCTCATCGATGAGTTCGAGGAGGTGGCGTGAAATGCTGGGTCTGCAAACGACAGGCCCGGGGTTACGGCCACACCGACAACCGGCACGGTATCGGCGACCCCCGGCGCTATCCGCTGGACTGGGTGTTCTGCAGCCGGCGCTGCCAGGACGCGTTCCACAAGTTGTACGGCAACTGGCTTCGCGTGCGGGACGGTCGGGTCGACATCAAGGAGGTCGCCATGATCGATCCCTCTGATGTCGAACTGGCCGCGATGCGCGCGTGCCTCAGGTCCTTCGGCGAGACGGCGGGCGAGATCGGCTTTACCAAGCCGCTGGGCGACTACTCCGAGGCCGAGGCGCTGGCCGTGATCAACGCCATCGTCACTTGCTACACCGACGCGATGGTCGAGCACCACGAGCGCAGCAAGTACCCGCCCGTGCGCGGTCTGCCGGCAGTGCCTGACCCAATGGCCAATCCGTTCGCCGACCTGAAGGACGACCTGCCGTGGGAGACGAACCGATGATCGACTTCAACTCCACGGCCCGCCTCTCAGGTCGGGTCACCGCATTGGTCGACCTCGGGATGCAGCTCGCACGCTCGCTGCAGGGCACGCGGCAGTACCTCGGTGCGTCGCGGCTCGGCGTGCCCTGCGAACGAGCACTGCAGTTCGAGTACGCAATGGCGCCCGTCGATCACGGCCGCAACACGCCGGGTCGGATGCTGCGCATCTTCGAGCGCGGCCACGTGATGGAGGACCGCATGGTCACGTGGCTGCGCGACGCGGGATTCGACCTGCACACGCGCAAGGCTGACGGCGAGCAGTTCGGGTTCTCGGTGGCCGACGGTCGTCTGCAGGGCCACGTCGACGGCGTCATCGTCGGCGGGCCGGAAGGCTTCGCTTACCCCTGCCTCTGGGAGAACAAGTGCCTCGGTGCGAAGTCGTGGCGAGAACTGGAGAAGGACAAGCTCGCCGTCGCCAAGCCGGTCTACGCCGCGCAGGTGGCGATCTATCAAGCCTATCTCGAACTACACGAGAACCCGGCGTTCTTCACGGCGCTCAACGCCGACTCGATGGAGATCTACACCGAGCTCGTGCCCTTTGACGCGGCGCTGGCGCAGCGCGCATCGGACCGGGCGGTGAAGGTCATCACGGCGACCGGAGCGGGCGAACTGCTGCCCCGGTCATTCAACGACCCGACCCATTTCGAATGTCGGATGTGCGCGTGGCAGGACCGCTGCTGGAGGACACAACCATGAGCGACCACAACGCTCCGGTGCCCGACATCGAACCGATGATCGATTCCAAGCAGGCCGCGACCGCGCTGCGGTTGCCGTACTACTGGTTCGCCGATCACGCGATGCGGGCGCGGCATCGCATTCCGCACTACCTGATGGGTGGTCTGGTCCGCTACCGTCTGTCCGAACTCTCTGCGTGGGCGGCGCACAGCACAGCGGCCAAGGATCGTGATGGGCAAGGTATGGATGCGCCAGTCGAGGGAGCCGAATGATCGACTTCAACGACACCACGCAGTCAACACAGGAGCAGCGCGACGGTCAACGCGATGAGATCCGCGCCGATCTGATCGCGCGCCTGGAATCGGTGCTGACCGAGATGTTCCCGGCGGGCAAGAAGCGCAAGGGCAAGTTCCTCATTGGAGACGTGCTGGGCAGCCCGGGCGACAGCCTCGAGGTCGTGCTCGACGGCGAGAAGGCGGGCCTGTGGACGGATCGCGCAACCGGCGACGGCGGCGACATCTTCGATCTGATCGCGGCGTACCTGGGCGTCGACGTGCAGACGGACTTCCCGCGGGTGCTGCAGCACGCAGCGGACCTGATCGGCCACACCCCACGTGCGCCGATTCGCAAGGCCCGGAAGGAAGCGCCGGTCGACGAGCTTGGCCCGGCCACCGCCAAGTGGGACTACCACGACGCGGACGGCAAGCTCATCGCGGTTGTCTACCGCTACGACCCCCCCGGCCGGAAGAAAGAGTTCCGGCCGTGGGATGCGAAGCGACGCAAGATGGCTCCCCCGGAGCCGCGCCCCCTGTACAACCAAGCGGCGCTGGCGGCCTCCGATCACGCCGTCCTGGTCGAAGGCGAGAAGTGCGCCGAAGCCTTGATCGCTGCCGGCGTGGTGGCGACAACGGCAATGCATGGCGCGAACGCGCCGGTCGACAGGACCGACTGGTCGCCACTGGCAGGCAAGGCCATCGTGATCTGGCCCGACCGGGACAAGCCGGGCTGGGAATATGCGATGGCGGCAGCACAGGCCGCGCTGGCTGCCGGAGCAACTTCCTGCGACGTGCTGCTGCCACCGGACGACAAACCCGATGGGTGGGATGCGGCTGATGCGGCGGCCGAGGGCTACGACGTCGCAGGCTTCCTCGCCACAGGCCCCCGAATGTGCATCAAATCAGCCCGAGCGTCGTCGGCACAGGAGGCGACCGTCTGGGCGACCGACGATGCGCTCGCGCTGTCGTTCACATCGCAATACGCCGAGGACTGGCGCTACTGCGCGGCGTGGGGCAAGTGGCTGGTGTGGACGGCAACGCACTGGCAGGCCGATGAGACGCTGCTCGTCCATCACCTGATTCGGTCGATCTGCCGTGAGGCGGCGGTCAAGGTCGACTCCCACCGGCTGGCCGCGAAGCTGCTCGCGAGCAGCACGGTCGGCGGCGTAGATCGGTTGGCCCGTAGCGACCGGAGGCACGCGTCCACCTCGGATGAGTGGGATGCCGATCTGTTCGCGCTCAACACGCCAGGGGGCGTCGTTGATCTCAAGGTAGGGCGGCTACGTCAGCACGACCGCGTCGACCGGATGACCAAGCTTGCCACGGCCTCGCCGCGCGGGGGTTGCCCGCTGTGGCTTGCGTTCCTCCAAGACGTCACCGGTGGCGACGAGGAGCTGCAAGCCTACTTGCAGCGGATGGTCGGCTACTGCCTGACCGGAGCAACCATCGCCCACGCGCTGTTCTTCCTGTACGGCACGGGCGCAAACGGCAAGTCCGTGTTCGTGAACACCCTGGCGACCATCCTCGGTGACTATGCCACCAGTGCGCCGATGGACACGTTCATGGAAGCGCGTGGCGATCGGCATCCGACCGATCTGGCCGGTCTACGCGGCGCGCGCTTCGTGTCGTCCATCGAAACCGAGCAGGGGCGACGCTGGAACGAATCTAAGGTCAAGGCGATCACCGGCGGCGACAAGGTCTCGGCGCGTTTCATGCGCCAGGACTTCTTCGAGTACCTGCCGCAGTTCAAGCTGGTGATCGCCGGCAACCACAAGCCATCGATCCGCAACGTGGACGAGGCGATGAAGCGGCGACTGCATCTGATCCCTTTCACGGTCACGGTGCCGCCCGAGAAGCGCGATGGGCAGCTGACCGACAAGCTGCTCGCCGAGCGCGACGGCATTCTCGCGTGGGCGGTTGAGGGGTGTCTCGCGTGGCAACGCGATGGTCTGAAGCCGCCCGCCTGCGTGGTGTCGGCCACCGAGGAGTACTTCGACGAGGAGGACGCCATTGGCGATTTCCTCGAAGAAGAAGCGCAACGCTTCGAGCAGGCCCGGGTCGCCGTCGCCGACGTCTTCCAGCGCTGGCAGGAGTGGGCGACACGACGGGGTGAGTACGTCGGCACCAGTCGCTGGCTGGCGCAGCAACTGGCCAACCGGGGCTTTCCGCGCACGCGGATGCACGCCGGCGTGAAGGCGCTGGCGGGGCTATCGCTCAAGCCCAAGGACACCGGAACGCGCCTTCCATACCGCGATGACTGATCACGGTGACCGAAGGTGACCTGCCCACGGATTTATCGCTACGCCTGCGCGCGCACGCACGTAAAGACCAGTAAGCCGGACGCCGGCCACCTTCGGTCACCCGAACCGAATCTGGAGCAAACAATGAACACGACGATCCTCGCGCTCGATCTGGGCACGCACACCGGTTGGGCGCTGCAGCACCCGGACGGCACTATCACCAGCGGCACCGAGCACTTCAAGCCGCAACGATTCGAGGGCGGCGGAATGCGCTTCCTACGCTTCAAGCGCTGGCTCAACGAATTGCTGTCCGTCACCGATCACATCAACGCCGTGTTCTTCGAGGAAGTGCGACGGCACGCCGGCATCGACGCCGCGCACGCCTATGGCGGCTTCATGGGCCATCTGACTGCGTGGTGTGAGCATCACAACATCCCGTACCAGGGTGTTCCGGTCGGCACGATCAAGAAGCACGCGACCGGCAAAGGCAATGCCGGCAAGGACGAGATGGTCTCGTCCGCGCGTCGACGTGGTCACGCGCCTGCGGACGACAACGAGGCCGATGCCCTGGCCCTGCTGCACTGGGCCGCCGAGACGCAGGAGGTGTGACGTGAAGATTCCGGTGCATCAATACCGCTGCCCGCTCGGGCGTCTGCAACCCGAGACCACCGATCTGGACGCGATCAAACAGCGAGGTTGGCGCGACCAGCACATCCTCGTCGTCGACGAGACGGACACGCGCCTGGACTTCATCGAACGCGAGATCGTGAGGCGAATCGGCGAACGTCTGTACGGATCGGGAGGGTCAGGTCGTGGCTGAGTGGACTATCAATGATGTTGCCGCGCGCTTTGAAGAGTCCGTGATCACGGCCCGACGCCTGCCCCCTGTCCGCGTCCAGGGCTACTTCAACACGTGGCCTGCCTTCGTGCGGCAAGAGTGGGAAGCCTTCGCTGCCAAAGAAGTGGTCTATCGTCCTTTCCCACCCACACCCGAGGCAGTCGACCGGATGTTGGAGACGATGCGTTGGGTGCAGTGGTTGGAGGTCGAGCACCGCCATCTCGTGTGGATGCGGGCCAAGCGCTATGGCTGGCGTGACATCTCGATCCGCTTCGCCTGCGACCGCACGACCGCGTGGCGGCACTGGCAGCGGGCGCTGGAGATCGTGATGATCAATCTCAACGACGAAGGCGCAGGGTTGCCGTCCAAAATCCTGAGCAACCTAGGGTAATGCTTGCCGTGCTTGTCCACGCTTTGCCCTGTTTGTCCCTTTGGAGGTCGGCAGCCGCTGCAACAAAACCGGTCGGTCGAGCGTAGTATTTCGGCTATCTTCTGGACAGCGGTGCGAGCGGCGCGGACCTCACGAGGCAAAAGGGGTCCTTCCTTCCGAAAATCCAATGCGGGGGGCGCGAGCGCGGCGCTTCGATAGCGTCAGGGCGCGAACCCAGGTTCGCACGGTTCGCAGTTCGCACCTGCTCCAGTTCGCACCCCATCACGAGCCCGCCACGGTCTGATCGTCGGCGGGCTTTTTCGTTGCCACGCTGCAGCGTTCGGCGCGGCCCGACCAGAGTCCACTCCTTCCCTGGGCGGGCCGCAGCTTTTTGAGGAACCGATTCTGAACACGCTCAACGTCGAGTACCGCGAGGTCGAGGCGCTGATCCCCTACGCCCGCAATCCGCGCACGCACACCGATGCGCAGATCGCCAAGATCGCCGCCAGCATCGTCGAGTACGGCTGGACCAATCCGCTGCTGGTGGATGGCGACAACGGCATCATCGCGGGCCACGGGCGCTTGGCTGCCGCGCGCAAGTTGGGTCTCGACGAGGTGCCGGTCATCGAACTGGCGCACCTCACGCCCACGCAGAAGCGCGCCTACGTGATCTCCGACAACCGGCTGGCGCTCGACGCGGGTTGGAACGAAGAACTGCTGGCGCTGGAACTGGCCGAACTATCCGAGGCCGGGTACGACCTGCCGTTGACCGGCTTCGACGAAGCCGAGATCGAGGCCTTGCTCGGCAATGACGCGACGTCCGACGAGAACGGGGCCGAGCAGGAGGATGCGGCCGACAACGTGCCGGACACGCCGGCGGTGCCGGTGTCCCGCCCGGGCGATGTCTGGTCGCTGGGCTCGCACCGACTGATCTGCGGCGACGCGACGGACGCGACCGTGATCGCTGCATTAATGCAGGGCGAGCGCGCTCGCCTGTGCTTTACCTCGCCGCCCTACGGCAACCAGCGCGACTACACCAGCGGCGGTATCGCCGATTGGGACGCGCTGATGCACGGCGTCTTCGCCAACCTGCCGATGGCCGAGGACGGACAGGTGCTGGTCAACCTCGGGCTGATCCACCGAGACAACGAGTTCATCTCGTACTGGGATCTGTGGCTCGGTTGGATGCGCACGCGCGGCTGGCGGCGCTTCGCGTGGTACGTCTGGGACCAGGGGCCAGGGATGCCCGGTGACTGGGCGGGTCGCTTCGCGCCGAGCTTCGAGTTCGTCTTCCACTTCAATCGCCAGAGCAGGAAGCCCAACAAGATCGTGCCCTGCAAGCACGCGGGCCAGGAATCGCACCTGCGCGCCGATGGCTCGTCCACCGCGATGCGTGGCAAGGACGGTGAGGTGGGCGGCTGGACGCACGCGGGCCAGCCGACGCAGGACAACCGGATTCCCGACTCGGTGATCCGCGTGATGCGCCACAAGGGCAAGATCGGTCAGGACATCGATCACCCGGCCGTATTCCCGGTCGCGCTGCCCGAGTTCATGATCGAGGCCTACTCGGACGCGGGCGACATCGTGTTCGAGCCCTTCGGCGGCAGCGGCACGACGATGCTGGCTGCGCAGCGCACAGGCCGTGTGTGTCGCACCGTCGAAATCGCGCCGGAGTACGTGGACGTCGCCGTTCGACGCTTCCAGCAGAACCACCCTGGCATCCCCATCACGCTGTTGGCCACCGGCCAGTCCTTTGACGAGGTCGCCGCGGCGCGACTGGTCACCACGGAGGCAGCGCAGTGACGGCCTCCTGGTTTGCCGACAAGATCGAGCAGTGGCCGGCGGCCAAGCTGGTGCCGTACGCCCGCAATGCGCGGACCCACTCGGAAGAGCAGGTTGCGCAGATCGCCGCCTCGATTGCGGAGTTTGGCTTCACCAATCCGATCCTGGCCGGAAGCGACGGCGTGATCGTGGCCGGGCACGGCCGACTCGCGGCCGCACGAAAACTCGGGCTCGAGGTGGTGCCGGTGGTCGTGCTCGACCATCTGAGCCCGACGCAGCGTCGGGCCTTGGTGATCGCGGACAACCGCATCGCCGAAAACGCGGGCTGGGATGACGCCATGCTGCGCGTCGAGATCGCGGCCTTGCAGGACGACGACTTCGATCTGTCGCTGACCGGCTTCGACACCGACGCACTGGCCGAATTGATGGCGGGCGACGAGCCGGAGGGCGAAGGTCAGACCGACGACGACGCTGTGCCGGAGGTGTCGGAGACGCCCATCTCGCGCCGGGGTGACGTCTGGCTGCTCGGTGGGCACCGCCTGCTGTGCGGTGACTCCACCGTGACCCAAAGCTACGAGCGCGTGTTGGAGGGCGAACAGGCAGACATGGTGTTCACCGATCCGCCGTACAACGTGAACTACGCCAACAGCGCCAAGGACAAGATGCGCGGCAAAGATCGTCCTATCCTGAATGACGATCTCGGTGAGGGATTCTTCGACTTCCTACTGGCAGCGTTGACGCCGACGATCAAGCGCTGCCGGGGCGCCGTGTATGTCGCCATGTCATCGAGCGAGCTCGACACGCTGCAGTCCGCGTTCCGCGCCGCTGGCGGCCGCTGGTCGACCTTCATCATCTGGGCCAAGAACACCTTCACGTTGGGCCGGGCCGACTACCAGCGCCAGTATGAGCCGATCCTGTACGGCTGGCCGGAAGGGGCGCAGCGTCACTGGTGCGGCGACCGCGACCAGGGCGACGTCTGGAACATCAAGAAGCCGCAGAAGAATGACCTGCACCCGACGATGAAGCCGGTCGAATTGGTCGAACGCGCGATCCGCAATTCGAGCCGTCCGGGCAACGTGGTGCTCGACCCGTTCGGTGGCTCTGGTACGACGCTGATCGCCGCCGAGAAGTCAGGGCGGGTGGCGCGACTGATCGAGCTCGATCCCAAGTACATCGATGTGATCGTGCGCCGCTGGCAGGAATGGACTGGAAAGCAGGCCACCCGTGAATCGGATGGCCTGCTGTTCGATCAGGCGGCGAGCGACTCGTCGGTGATCTCGCAGTGAATCACAAACCCGGCCAGGTAAGGCAGCCCGCGCGGGATGCCGTACTCCTTGCTGGTCTGGCGGCCAATCGTCCAGCCCATCCAACGCTGGGTGGCAGCGTTGATCGCGTTCGCCAAGGTCTGCCCCTGGTACAGCCCGTTCTGGACATCGTCCGCAAAGTGGCGTCCGTGGCGGCTGTCGAGGAAGATCCGCACCGATTCGAGGGACTGGTTCGTGGCGTCCGCGATCGCGGTCATCGCCAGAGGCCACGCGGCGTTGGCCTGCTCGTCCATCGTGCCCCAAAAGCCCCAGGCATCGTTCTGGGTGGCGGGGATTTGCGTGGTGCTGTTCATCTCGGGCTCCTTAGGGTTGATCGTTGCGACACCCGTAGTAACGCGCTGTTCGATTGAGAAGCCAAGCGGGGCTTGGCCTCTTTCTCGAACTTTCTGATTAGGCGATCCGGTAGACCCGCTCGCCGCCTTGCGCTTTGTCCGAGACGATGGTCAGGCCGAGCTTCTTCTTGAAGGCCCCGGCAAAAGTGCCGCGCACCGTGTGCGCCTGCCAGCCCGTGGCCTCGCAGATCTGGCGCACCGTCGCACCCTCGGGGCGTTGCAGCATCCGGATCACGCTGGCCTGCTTGCTGTTCTCGCGGGTGCGCGGCTTGGCCTCGCCACGTTCTTGCGCCCAGGTGGCCTCTGCGGCCGCCACGGTGGCCTCCATCTCGGGGTCTGACGCCACGGGCGCAGGTGCGGGACGCTCGCGCCCCAGGGCGTCGTAGCCCTCGGCGGCGACGTACCAGTCGGTGCCGTCGGAGGTGATCAGGGCGCGCTTGAACAGCCCGTCGATGACTTTCTTGCGCGCGCCGCCTTTGATGTTGTCGGGGAACCAGCTGATCTTGCCGGCGGTGTGTTCGAGGGCGTAGGCCAGGATCGCGTGCTGGGCCGGGGTCAGTTGGATGGTGGTCATGTGCTGCTCCTTTCGGGGTGGTTGATCGGGTGAAGTGATGAACGCGCTGTTCGCGCTGGAAGCCAAGCCAATTCCGAAGGAATTTCGAATGAATGATTGAGGGAGCCGATGGGCATTTCGATTCGCGCCTACGCGCGCCACCGAGGGGTATCCGATGCGGCGGTGCGCAAGGCCATCGCCACTGGGCGCATCACGCCGGAGGCGGACGGAACGATTGATCCCGAGCGGGTCGACCGCGAATGGGCGCGCAATTCCGATGCTCCACGGAACGGGACCGGCGCCAAGGCAGTCAAGGTCGCCGTGCTCGAGGCCGACGAACCGGCGCACGACGCACCCGCCGCGCAGTCTCCCGGCGGCACCTCCTTGTTGCAGGCGCGCACGGTCAATGAGGTGGTCAAGGCGCAGACAAACAAGGTGCGGCTGGCACGGCTCAAGGGCGAGTTGGTGGATCGACCGCAGGCCATCGCTCACGTGTTCAAGCTGGCGCGAAGCGAGCGCGATGCGTGGCTCAATTGGCCCGCCCGGATCTCGGCGCAGATGGCGGCGAAGCTCGGCATCGATGCGCACACGATGCACGTCGCGCTGGAAGCGGCGGTGCGCGAGCACCTGCAGGAGTTGGGCGAACTGCGCCCACGGGTCGATTGATGCTGGATGTGGACTACGACGGCGCGGCCGAGATCGAGCGTGCGTGGCGCGAAGGGCTGATGCCCGACCCGCTGCTCACGGTGTCCGAATGGTCCGACCGGCACCGAATGCTCTCCAGCAAGTCCTCGGCCGAGCCGGGGCGCTGGCGCACGAGCCGCACGCCGTACCTGAAGGCCATCATGGACTGCCTATCGCCGATCTCGCCGGTCGAACGCGTGGTGTTCATGAAGGCGGCCCAGCTCGGTGCAACCGAGATGGGGTCGAACTGGATCGGCTACGTGATCCACCATGCGCCGGGGCCGATGATGGCGGTGTGGCCGACCGTGGAGATGGCCAAGCGCAACTCCAAGCAGCGGATCGACCCGCTGATCGAGGAGTCGGCGGCGCTCCTGGAACTGATCGCGCCGGCACGCTCGCGCGACTCGGGCAACACGATCCTCGCCAAGGAGTTCCGGGGCGGTGTGCTGGTGATGACCGGGGCCAACAGTGCGGTCGGCTTGCGTTCGATGCCGGTGCGCTACCTGTTTCTAGACGAGGTCGATGGCTATCCGCTGGACGTCGATGGCGAGGGCGACGCGATTTCGCTGGCCGAGGCGCGCACGCGCACCTTTGCGCGGCGCAAGATTCTCGTCGTCTCGACGCCGACGATCTCGGGCGCGAGCGCCATCGAGCGCGAGTACGAGGCGAGCGATCAGCAGCGCTACTTCGTGCCGTGCCCGCATTGCTCGCACCGGCAGTGGCTGCGCTTCGAGCAACTGCGCTGGGACAAGGGCGCGCCAGAGACGGCAGCCTACATCTGCGAATCCTGCGACACCGCCATCGCGGAACACCACAAGACGTGGATGCTGGAGCACGGCGAATGGAGGGCCATGCTGCCTGAGCACAGCGCCAGGTCGGCGGGATTCCACCTCTCGTCGCTGTATAGCCCTGTGGGCTGGCGGTGCTGGCGCGATATCGCCGCTGCCTGGGAGGGCGCGGTGAACAAGGAAACGGGCTCGGCGGCGGCCATCAAGACGTTCAAGAACACCGAGCTTGGCGAGACCTGGGTCGAAGAAGGCGAAGCGCCCGACTCGCAGCGGCTGGTCGAGCGCCGCGAGGATTACCGCATCGGCACCGTTCCCGACGGTGGCCTGCTCCTGGTCGGCGCGGCCGACGTGCAGAAGGATCGCATCGAGGTATCGATCTGGGCCTTCGGGCGTGGCAAGGCGTCGTGGCTCGTCGAGCACCGTGTGCTGATGGGCGACACCGCCCGCGACGCGGTGTGGAAGCGCCTCGGCGAATTGATCGCCGAGAACTGGACCCACACCTCGGGCGTAGCAATGCCGCTGGCTCGGTTCGCGCTGGACACGGGCTTTGCGACGCAGGAGGCCTACACCTTCGTGCGTGCCTACCGTGACCTGCGGGTAATGCCGGTCAAGGGTGTTCCGCGCGGGGCAGCGCTGATCGGCACACCGACCGCCATCGATGTCTCGCAGGGCGGCAAGAAGCTGCGCCGGGGCATCAAGGTGTTCTCGGTAGCAGTGGGCATCGCCAAGCTGGAGTTCTACAACAACCTGCGCAAGAGCGCGGATGTGGCCGAGGACGGCGTGACCACGGTGTACCCGACCGGGTTTGTGCACCTGCCCAAGGTCGATGCGGAGTTTATCCAGCAACTGTGTGCAGAGCAGTTGATCACCCGTCGCGACCGGAACGGCTTCCCGATCCGCGAGTGGCAAAAGATGCGCGAGCGCAATGAGGCGCTCGACTGTTACGTCTACGCCCGCGCCGCCGCGAGCGCGGCCGGGCTCGACCGGTTCGAAGAGCGCCACTGGCGCGAACTCGAACGACAACTTGGCGTGGAGCGGCCACAGGACGAGCCGCCCCCGATACAGACACTCGATGCAGACGAGGCCACCCACAGCGGTGGCCTCGCTGCTTCTGGCACCCGTCATTCCGGTCGGCGCGTGATCAAGAGCCGCTGGCTCAGTTGACAGATAAGCCGATGAGAAAGCGATGACCTACACCACCACCCAACTCGATGCGTTGCAGCGTGCGCTGGCCACCGGCGAGCGCCGCGTGAGCTTTGGCGACAAGACGGTCGAGTACCGCTCGGTCGAGGAACTGCAGGCGGCCATCCGCACCGTCGAAGCGGAACTCGCGCGCAGCGCGGGCGCGAATCCGAAGCGCCAGATTCGCGTCACCACGGCGAAGGGCTTCTGATGGCCTGGATCGCCAAGCTGCGTGGCTGGTTCGGTCAGACGCCCGTGCACGAGGCGGGAGGCCGGGGTCGTCGTTCGCTCGCGTGGATGCCGGGCAATCCCGGTGCGGTGGCGGCGATGCTGGCCACCAACGCCGAACTGCGCAGCAAGAGCCGTGACCTCGTGCGTCGCAACGCCTAAGCGCAGGCCGGCATCGAGGCCTTTGTGGCCAACGCGGTCGGCACTGGCATCAAGCCGCAGAGCCTCGCCGCCGACGAGACGTTCAAGGCCGACGTGCAGGCGCTGTGGCGTGACTGGACCGAGGAAGCCGATGCCGCCGGGCAGACTGATTTCTACGGCCTGCAAGCGTTGGCCTGCCGCGCGATGCTCGAAGGCGGCGAATGCTTGATCCGGCTGCGGCCGCGTCGGCCCGAGGACGGACTGGTGGTGCCGCTGCAGCTCCAGTTGTTGGAGCCGGAGCACCTGCCGATCACGCTCAACACCGAGCTGCCATCCGGGAACGTCGTGCGCTCGGGCATCGAGTTCGACGCGCTCGGCCGTCGTGTCGCTTACCACCTCTACCGCTCGCATCCCGATGACGGACGGCTGGCGCCGATGTCGGGCCAGGGCGGAATGGACACGGTGCGCATCGACGCACGGGAAGTCATCCATCTCTACCGCATCCTGCGGCCGGGCCAGATCCGGGGCGAGCCGTGGCTGTCGCGGGCGCTGGTCAAGCTCAACGAGCTCGATCAGTACGACGACGCCGAGCTGGTGCGCAAGAAAACCGCCGCGATGTTCGCCGGCTTCGTGACGCGCCGGAGTCCCGAGGACAACCTGATGGGCGAAGGCACCGCCGACAGCGAAGGCGTCGCGCTCGCCGGGCTGGAGCCGGGGACGCTGCAGATTCTCGAACCCGGTGAGGACATCAAGTTCTCCGACCCGGCCGATGTCGGCGGGTCGTACTCCGAATTCCTGCGCAACCAGTTCCGGGCCGTCGCGTCGGCCATCGGCGTCACCTACGAGCAACTGACGGGCGACCTCACCGGCGTGAACTACTCGTCCATCCGCGCCGGAATGCTGGAGTTCCGGCGGCGTTGCGAGATGGTGCAGCACGGTGTGCTCGTGCATCAGCTGTGCCGCCCGGTGTGGGCGGCGTGGATGAAGCAGGCGGTGCTGGCCGGTGCACTCGATGCCCCCGGCTTCGCCCGTGGCGGACCCACTCGGCGCCGCCAGTACCTGCAGGCGAAGTGGATTCCGCAGGGCTGGCAATGGGTCGATCCCGAGAAGGAGTTCAAGGCGATGCTGCTCGCGATCCGCGCGGGCCTCATGAGCCGCTCGGAAGCGATTTCGGCCTTCGGTTACGACGCCGAGGACGTCGACCGTGAGATCGCCGCCGACAACCGACGCGCCGATGACCTTGGCCTGATCTTCGACTCCGATCCCCGCCACTCGTCCAAGGATGGCACTGCGAAGGACGTCGCGACCTTGGCCGAAGCGAGCGCCTCCAACACGAACTCTGGCGACGCCGCGTCGCCGCCTGCCTGAAGGATTGTCATGACTCTGCTGCCGCATCTGGCGGCGCGCCTGTTCGGTGCGCCGCTGTTGATCCATCGCCCGAAACTCGACGTGATCCTGGCCGTGCTCGGGCCCCGGGTCGGCCTGACCGATCTGGCTGCGCCCGCGGGCTACACGCGCCCGGAGCGCGGTGCTGCTGTCGGGGACCCGAAGGTCGCGGTCATCCGGATTCACGGCACGCTGGTACGGCGCACGGTGGGGCTGGAAGCCGAGTCCGGGCTGACCAGCTACGCCGTCATCGCCAGCCAGTTGGATGCGGCGCTCGCCAATCCGGAGGCGGCCGCGATCCTGCTCGACATTGATTCGCCGGGTGGCGAGTCGGGCGGCGTGTTCGATCTCGCGGACCGGATTCGCGCAGCGGCCAAGGTCAAACCGGTCTGGGCGGTGGCCAACGACATGGCCTTCTCGGCCGCCTACGCGCTCGCCTGTGCGGCCGACAAGGTGTTCGTCTCGCGCACCGGCGGCGTCGGCTCCATCGGCGTCATCGCAATGCACGTCGATCAGTCGCAGAAGGACGTGCAGGACGGCGTTCGCTACACGGCGGTCTTTGCGGGCGACCGCAAGAACGACCTCAACCCGCACGAACCGATTTCCAACGAGGCCCACGCCTTTCTCAAGGCAGAGGTCAATCGCGTCTACGGCCTGTTCGTCGAGACGGTGGCCCGCAACCGGGGCATCGAACCTTCGGCCGTGCGCGATACCGAGGCCGGCCTCTTCTTCGGGCAGGCCGCCGTCGCCCTCGGGCTGGCCGATGCCATCGGCACCTTCGACGACGCGCTCGCGCAGCTCAATGCATCGCTGTCCCCAATCCCGACTCAGGCGGCAAGCCGATCGGGCTCGTTCCATAACCACCAGATGGAGTCTTGCATGAATGATCGAACCGACCCCGCTGCTCCTGATCGGCTTGCTGCTGATCGTGCTGGCAGTACTCCTCAACCGGCGGCCGCCACCGCGATGACCGTGGCCGACGCCGTCGAAATCGCCCAGACCTGCACGCTGGCCGGGCGCGCCGACCTGATCGCGGGTTTCCTCGAAGCGCAGGTGGCGCCCGCCACGGTGCGCAGCCGGTTGCTGGTCGCGCAGGCCGAGGCCAGCCCCGAAATCGTCAGCCGCATCGCTCCCGATGCCGCTGTCTCCCACACCCCCACCAGCAATCCGCTGATCGATGCCGCCAAGCAACTGGTGGCCAAGTCCGCGTCCGTGAAGAAGGAGCTCTGAGATGCCCACCACGTTTGTTGAATTGATGAACTTGGGCGACCTGCTCAAGTACGAAGCGCCGAATCTCTACTCGCGCGACCGCGTCACCGTGGTTTCGGGCCAGAACCTGCCGCTCGGTGCGGTGGTGGGAACGGTCACGGTCACTGGCAAGGTCAAGAGCCTCGACCCGTCCGCCACCGACGGCAGTCAGGTCGCCGCCGGCGTGCTGATGCAAGCGTGCGACGCGGCGCTGGCCGAACGCACCGATGGCCTGCTGCTGGCGCGGCACGCCATCGTCTCCGACCACGCCCTGCAGTGGCCGATCGGCATCACCACGGGCGAGCAGCAGGTCGCCCTCGCCCAGCTCAAGGCGCTGGGTGTCCTCGTTCGCCAAGGAGTCTGACCATGCAGAACATCTTCGAAAACCCCGCCTTCTCGATGTCGGCGCTCACCGCCGCCATCAACTTCCTGCCCAACAACTACGACCGCCTGGGCGCAATGGGGCTGTTCATCGACAAGCCGCAGCGCTTCCGCTCGGTCGTGGTCGAAGAGCAGAACGGCGTGCTCACCCTGCTGCCGACGCTGCCCCCGGGCTCGCCCGGCAGCGTGGGCGTGCGTGGCAAGCGCCGCGTGCGCTCGTTCACCATCCCGCATATCCCGCACGACGACGTGATCCTGCCCGAGGAGGTCCAGGGCATTCGCGCCTTCGGCTCCGAGACGGAATTGCAGACCGTGGCTGGCGTGATGGCGCAGCACCTGCAGACGATGCGCAACAAGCACGCGATCACCCTGGAGCACCTGCGCTTCGGGGCACTGAAGGGCCAGATCCTGGATGCCGATGGTAGCGTGATCTACAACCTCTACAACGAGTTCGAGATCACGCCCAAGACCTTCACCTTCAACATCCTGGACGCGGACAACGGCTGGGATGTGAAGAAGGCCTGTCTGGATGTCGTCCGCTACGTCGAGGACAACCTGCAGGGCGAGCGGATGAGCGGTCTACACGCCTTCGTTGGCGAGGACTTCTTCGACGCGTTCACCGGCCACGACGAGGTCAAGGCGGCCTACAACCGCTGGCAGGACGGACAGGCCTTGCGCACCGACATGCGCGCGGGCTTCCCGTTCGCCGGGATCACCTTCGAGGAGCATCGCGGTCGTGCGGTGGCCCCGGGCAGCGCGGTGCGGCGCTTCATCGAGGCCGACGAGGGCCACATCCTGCCGCTGGGCACGATGGACACCTTCGCCACCTACTTCGCACCGGCCGACTTCAACGAGACGGCCAACACGGTGGCGCTGCCGCTCTACGCCAAGCAGGAGCCGCGCAAGTTCGACCGGGGCACGGACCTGCACACGCAGGCCAACCCGCTGCCGCTGTGCCACCGCCCGGCGCTGTTGGTCAAGTTGGTGATGGCGTGATGCGGATCGTCGAGCAGATCTACGAGGCAGCGGCGAACGCAGGCCTTCTGAAGGAATGCCTCTGGCGTCCTTCGGACGGTTCGTCGCTGCAATCGCATCACGTGGGGTTTGCCGCTCCGGACGAGACGCTGCTCGACGGTCTGACGAGCAGCACCGAGTACGTGATCTCGTACCCGGACACGGTCTTTCGGGGCCTCGCCGTGCGCGAGACCGTGGAGATTGGCGACGCGACGTTCCAGGTGCGCGAGATCCGGGCCGTGGGCGACGGCTCGGAGATCCGCGCCAAGCTCACCCGGCTGTAACCCGATGGCAGAGACCTCGATCCGCGAGCGCATCCTGCTCGCGGTGATGGCGGCTGTCCGCCCGGCGGCCGAGGGGCTCGGAGCCACGCTGCACCGCTCGCCCACGGTGGCCATCAGCCGCGAGCAGTGCCCGGCGTTGGTTGTGTTCCCCGAGTCCGATGCGATCACTGAGCGCGCCAACGACCGCGTCACGCGGGGACTGACGGTGCGCATCGTCGCGCTGGCGCGCGCCGTTCCACCGGCCGCCCCGGAGACCGAGGCCGACCGGCTGCTGACCGCCGCCCACGCGGCCTTGATGGCGGACGGCAATCTCGGCGGTTTGGCCCTCGGCATTCGTGAGCAGGAGTGCGAGTGGGAAGTCGAGGACGCCGACGCCATCGCTGCTGCGATCCCGGCGCGCTACCGGATCACCTACCGGACGCTCGCCGCTGACCTTTCAACCCAAGGATGACGCCGATGACCCGAGTCGTACTGACCCGTCCGCACACCCACGCGGGCAAGTCCTACGGACCTGGGGACCGGATCGAAGTCGACGCCGACATCGCCGAATGGCTGTTCGCGCACGACATCGCCACGCCGGAACCCCGGCCCGTCAAGACCGAATCCGATTTCAAACCCGTTCAACGTAAGGAACCCAAGCCATGAGCACCTACGCCAGTTTCCAAGGCCGCGTCTTCCTCGGCAAGCGCGATCCCGCCGGTCTTCCCATCGAAGTGCGCTCGCCCGGCAACGTCGCCGAGTTGAAGCTCTCGCTCAAGACCGACGTCCTGGAGCACTACGAGAGCCAGACCGGCCAGCGCTCGCTCGACCATCGGATGGTCAAGCAGAAGTCCGCCACGGTGAACCTGACCATCGAGGAGTTCACCAAGGAGAACCTAGCGCTCGCGCTGTACGGCAATCACGTCACCGGCACCTCAGGCACCGTCACCGCCGAGAGCCTCGGCGGCGCGACGCCGGTGGTCGGCGACCGCTACTTTCTCGCCCACCCCAAGGTGTCCTCGCTGGTCGTCGTCGACTCCGCGGGCACCCCAGCCACGCTCACCGCCGGCACGCACTACACCGCCGACACGGACTTCGGTGCCGTCCAGTTCCTGGACACCACCGGCTTCACCGCGCCGTTCAAGGCGAGCTACAGCTACGGCGTCGCCATTGAGATCGGCATCTTCACGCAGGCGCTGCCCGAGCGCTATCTGCGGCTCGAAGGCATCAACACCGCGCAGGGCAACGCCAAGGTCCTGGTCGAGCTCTACCGCGTGGCCTTCGACCCGTTGAAGGAAATCTCCTTCATCTCGGACGAGTACAACAAGTTCGAACTGGAAGGCTCGCTCCTGGCCGACACGACCAAGCCCTACGACGCCGTGCTCGGTCAGTTCGGCCGCATCGTCCAGCTCTGAGGTGACCGATGAGTGATCTGGAAACCCTCATTCCGCAGTCCGTCGAGTTGGTCGTCGACGGTGAACCGCTTGCCATCCATCCGCTAAAGGTGGGCCAACTGCCCGCCTTCTTGCGGTCGATCTCACCGGTGATGCAGCACCTCACCGCCACCGAGATCGACTGGCTGGCGCTCTTCGGTGAACGGGGCGACGACCTGCTGACGGCGGTGGCCATCGCGGTGGGGAAACCCCGCACGTGGGTCGACGACCTCGCCGCCGACGAAGCGATCCTGCTCGCGGCCAAGGTGATCGAGGTCAACGCCGATTTTTTTACGCGGACGGTGATCCCGAAGCTCGACGGCCTGTTCCAGCAGGTGAAGCCGCCGTCGGCGCTTCAGACGCAGGCGGCGGCTGGTTCGACGCCGTCCAGCACCTCATCGAGCACGGCCACCGCTTGACCGACATCCTCGACTACACGCTCGGTCAGGTGCGCGGCTTCGTCGCCGCCACGGCGCGCACGGATGCTGCCCGCGATGCGCGGCTGTTGTCCCTGATCGCCATCGGCACGCGCGGCGACGCCCGCAGACTCGATCAATCCATCGACCGACTGACGGCCACGGCCACCGCGCGTGCGCATCTCCGTTCGCATCGATAGCGCGGCCGCGCAGGCGCAGTTGCGTCGCTGGGGCGGCGAGTTCCGCGTCAAGGTCAAGCAGGCGGTCGAGCGCGCGGTCGCCGGCGAGGCGACGGAACTCAAGCAGGACGTGCGCAGCCACGTCGCTGGCCAGATGGCGGTGGTCAAGAAGTCGTTCCTCAAGGGCTTCACCGCCAAGGTGCTCGCCAAGGACCCGAACCGTCTGCCGGCGCTGTACGTGGGTTCGCGGATTCCGTGGTCGGGCATCCATGAGCAAGGCGGCCTGATCGCCGGGCGAATGCTGATCCCGCTGCACGGCCGTGTCGGCAGGAAGCGCTTCAAGGTCCAGATCGCCGAACTGATGCGCGGCGGCAATGCGTACTTCATCAAGAACGCGAAGGGCAACATCGTCCTGATGGCCGAGAACATCAAGGAGCACGACCGGCCGCTGGCGGGTTTCAAGCGCCGCTACCGCAAGGCCGAGGGCATCAAGCGATTGAAGCGCGGCGCCGACATCCCGATTGCAGTTCTCGTGCCGAAGGTGGTGCTCAAGAAGCGGCTCGAAATCGTGCGGCTGGTCGCCGGGCGCATCCCGCGGCTCGCGGCCGCCATCGAAACGCAGATCCGTAGGGTGGATTGAGTCATGGCCCAGCGCATATCCGTCCTGGTCGCGCTCGATGGTGCCGATGAAGGGCTCAAGCGCGCCATCACCTCGGCCGAGAAGTCCTTGGGCGAACTCTCGACCACGGCCAAGACGGCCGGAGACAAGGCGACGGCCGGGATCGCCGAGGTCAAGGCCGGGATGTCGGCCTTCGGCGAGCAGATCAATACGGCCAAGACGCAGCTGCTCGCGTTCCTGACGATCAATTGGGCCGCCGGCAAGGTGCAGGAGATCGTCCAAGTCGCGGACGCGTGGAACATGATGGCTGCGCGCCTCAAGTTGGCGACGGCCGGGCAGCGCGAGTTCACGACCGCGCAAGCGGCGCTGTTCGATATCGCCCAGCGCATCGGCGTGCCGATTCAGGAAACGGCCACGCTGTACGGCAAACTGCAGCAGTCGGTGCGGATGCTGGGCCTCGAACAGCGCGATGCGCTCACCATCACCGAAAGCGTGTCGCAGGCGTTGCGTATCTCGGGGGCGACGACGACCGAAGCGCAGTCCGCGCTACTGCAGTTCGGGCAGGCGCTGGCATCCGGCGTGTTGCGGGGCGAGGAATTCAATTCGGTCGTCGAGAACAGCCCGCGTCTGGCGCTGGCGCTGGCCGACGGCCTGAACGTCCCCATCGGGCGGCTGCGCAAGCTCGCCGAAGAAGGGCGGCTCACCGCCGACGTGGTGGTCAACGCCTTGATGAGCCAGAAGGACAAGCTGGCCGCCGAGTACGCGCAACTGCCGCAGACCGTCGGGCAGTCATTCGAGCGCCTGCGCAACGCCTTCGGCCAGTGGGTCAGCAAGGTCGACGAGTCGACGGGACTGACCAAGAAGCTCGCCGAGGCGCTGACGCTCCTCGCTGCCAATCTCGATACGGTGATGCAGTGGTTGAAGCGCATCGCCGAGGTCGGGCTGGCGGTACTGATCTACCGCCTGATCCCCGCGCTCATCACGGCGTGGCAGACGGCGGGTGCGGCGGCCGTCACCGCTGCGAGCGCCACCGCTGCGGCCTGGACGACTGCCAACCTGTCGGTGTCGGCGGCCGTGGCCAGTGTGGGCGTGCTCAAGACGGCGTTCGCCGTGTTGGGTGCGTTCCTGGTCGGCTGGGAGATCGGAACGTGGCTCTCCGAGAAGTTCGAGATCGTCCGCAAGGCCGGCATCTTCATGGTCGAGATGCTGGTCAAGGCCATCGAGCAACTGCGTTACCGCTGGGAGGCCTTTGCCGCGATCTTCACCTCGGACACCATCGCCGAGGCGACGCAGCGGCACGAGGCGCGGCTGGCGCAGATGAACCAGATCTTCGCGCAGATGTACGCCGACGCCGGTCGCGGGGCCGAGGCGGCCAAGGGCGCGATGAATACCGCCGCCACCGCTGCCGAGGAAATTGCCAGACGGCTGGAGGCCGTACGCCAGGGGACGCAGGAAGCGGTCGGGCGCGGCATCGAGGCGGTCCACGCCGCGCTGGAGAAGCTCAAGTCCCGCCTCGGCGAGGTCGAGCAGGCGGTTGGCAAGGCCAACCAGACCGTCAACGATGCGACGGCCAAGATGGCCGAGGCCTACAAAGGTCTCACGTCCATCGTCGAAGCCAACCTGCAGCGCCAGGTCGAGGCGGTCAAGGCGCGCTACCAGCAGGAGCAGTCGGCGCTGGAACTGAAGACGCAGTCGGAAACTGCGCTGATCGCCAAGTCGACCGCGTTGCTGACCGACGCGCTCACCCAGCAGACCACGCTGCGGCGGCAGGCGACGACCGAGACGCTAAAGCTCATCGACGACGAGGGCAAGGCCCGGATCGAGGCCGCGCGCCGGCAGGGGCAAACTGAGCAGGAGCGCGCTGCCAATGTCCAGCGCGTCGAAAACGAGATCCTCGCCACCAAGCGCCAGTCGATGACGCAGGCGCTGGCCGAGTACCGGCAGCACATCGACGCGCTGAACGCGGAGGCCAACCGACATCTGGCCGAGGTCAAGCGCATTGAGGAGGAGAAGCGCCAGCTTTCGATGACGACCGAGGAGCGCATCCGCGACATCCAGCGTCAGGGGATGACGGACTTCGAGGCGACCGAGGATCGCAAACGCCAGATCGCCGAGTACCAACAGAAGGCGCGCGACGCGCTGGCCAACGGCGAACTGGAACTCGCCCGCCAGTTGGCCCAGAAGGCGATGGACGTGGCCGCGCAGGTCGCCAGCGCCCAGACCACCGAGGCCAAGCGCGGTGAGGACGCGCGCAAGCAGTCCGAGCAAGCTGCCTCGCAGGTTACCCAGCTGGAATCGCAATCCCGCGAGGCCTACCGCAAACAGGAGTACGCGCAGGCCGAAGCGTTGATGCGCCAAGCCGATCAGTTGCGCGCCGAACTCGCGCAGCGGACCAAGGAGGCGGACGCCCAGATCGCCCAAGGCAAGGACGGCGTCTGGCAGGCGATTCAGCGCATCCGCGAATCGGAAGACATCCTCAACAAGTCGCTGGACGCGGAAGCCTCGGCCCATCAGAAGGCCGCGCAGGCGGCGCTGACGGCGCGCGACGAGATCAGGCAGACCCTAACGCAAACCGAGGCCCAGATCGACCAGATCACGGCCAAGCTGCAAGAGGGGCTCAAGGTCACGCTGGACGCCGATGCGACCCGCTTCAATCAGGCCATCGCCGATCTGGACAAGGCGCTGGCCGAGAAGGAGTACCTGCTCAAGATCCAGGCCGACTTGCAGGAGGCCGAAAAGAAGCTGCAGCAGTACGAGCAGTTGCTCAAGGAAGGCAAGACGCTTCCGGTCGATGCCGACGTATCGAAGGCCAAGGACGCGCTCGACAAACTCAAGACCTACGCCGACCAGAACTCGCAGCTCGAACTGAAGGTGGCGACTGAGAAGGCACAGGCCGCCATCGCCAACGTCGAGAGCCAGATCAACGCGCTCGGACGTATCCAGACCGAGTCCAACCACGTTGTGCGCACCAATGCGGACGCGGCCCGCGCCGAGATCATGAGCCTGAACGGCGCCAACACCTCGAGCACGCACACGATCTACGTGCAGAAGGTCGAAGTGAACGCGAGCGGCGGGCTCGTTGGCGGTGTCCCTCGCTACGCCGAGGGCGGTGCCGTGGCGCCGGCGTTTCCGCGCCTGACCGGCGGCACCGTTCCGGGCTCCGGCCACCACGACACGGTGCCGCGCACGCTCGACGCCGGGGCCTTCGTCCTGCGCAAAGCCGCCGTGCAACGGTACGGCGGCGGCACGCTTGCACGTCTGGTCAATGGCGTGGCGCGGTTCGCCGTCGGCGGGCCGGTACTCGGACCCGGTCGCGGCGCTGGTGGCGGTGTCACCACGCCCAAGAAGAACCGCGACGCGGCCGAAGCACAGCAGATGATCGAGCTCGGGCTGCAGGGAATGAACGAGTACACCCGCTGGCTCGAATTCAACTACGGCGCGGCAGTCAGCCTCGATATGCGCTGGAAGACGATGGAGAACTACGGCAAGCAAGCCCAGCAAGACCGACGCCTCCTCGAAGAATTCATCGGTCGCAAGCAACTAACCGCCGTCGAGCGGGCGACGTTGGAACGGATCAAGCAGACGTGGCGGCAGGCAATGGCGCAGCCGCTGCTCTGGGGCAAGGACCTGGAGCGCGAGCTGATCGATTACATGGAGCAGCACCAGGGCGAGTTCTTCCGGCGCGGCGGCGTGGCCAAGTCGGACACCGTCCCCGCGATGCTCACGCCCGGCGAGTACGTCGTGAACAAGGACGCCGTGGCCCGCTATGGCGCGGGCTTCTTTGCCGCCATCAACAACCTGACGCTCCCGGCGCGGGCGTTGGCCGAACGGGTGCAGGGCTTTGCCACCGGCGGCCTGGTACAGCCCGTCGCCTCGGCCCTGGCGCGGCCGGTAGTGCCCGATGGCGCGCCGGTGCGCACGGTCCGCGTGGAACTGGCGGCGGGTGACCGCAAGGTCAGCGCCGCCATCGATGACCGCGACGAATCGCGCCTGCTGCAACTGCTTGACCTCGCCCGAGCCCGGGCGGCGTGAGTTCCTTGCGATGCAACTGAAGAACCTCGCCGATGAGGTGGCCTTGCTGTTGCCCGACGATCTGCTGTGGAGCGACGAGCACGCCTGGACGCCGGCGGTGGCGTCGGTCTCGTACCTCATCACCGGCGCGCTGCTGGTGCAGTCGGCGACCCGCCAAGCCGGGCGTCCGATCACCCTCACCGGGGCGCTCGACATGGCGTGGGTGCCGCGTTCGGCCATCGCCACATTGCACGACTGGGCCGCCGTGCCGCTGGCGATCAGCAGCGGCCGGTTCGAACTGACGTTCGTCGACGCACGGGTGTTCACGGTGGCGTTCCGCCACGCCGAGACCGCCGTCGAGGCCGAACCGGTCCTGGGATTCCCGGCGCGCTCGGAGTCCGACTTCTACCGCCTGACGCTACGGCTGATGGAAATCTGAATCCCCGGAGTTCGCCATGCCCATTCTCACCGGCGACGTGAAACTCGTCGCCAGCCAAGTGATGAACGACGTCGAGGAAGGCGGTGGTGCACCGACCTCGACCGTCATCGTCGATGGCGCCAGCAATTCGCTGTTCAACGACATCTCGGAACTGGATCGCGCGGGCGGCCGGGTCAACCTGCGCAAGGTCTTCGCCAGCATCCAGACCGACACCACCGACACGTATCTGGGCGGCAACGTGGTGGTGGCCGATCCACCGGATGACCCGCGCGTCGCGGTCACGATCTTCTCGACCGAGTCCGTGTTCGACCGGCGCACCAATGCGCGCGACCGCATCGAGGCCTATCTGAACAAAGGCTCGCTGTGGAACGGCTATCTGCTGGAGAACCACATCGCCGGGCAACGCTCGGTGCAGCTCTTCCAACGCGAAGGTGCGGACCTTCCTGCCATCGGCAAGACACTCTATCTCGTCGCCAATGAGGGGCTGGCCAACGAATATGCGCAGTACATCCGAATCACGCGGGTGGCGTCCGAGACGCGGACCTTCAGCTACAACGCCAACGGCATCATCGACTACAAGGCCGTGGTAGTCAGCTGCGACCTGTCGGACGCCTTGCGCTACGACTTCGCCGGATCGCCGCCGAATCGTCTCTTCACGATGGAGACGGGCAAGACCAAGACGCGCGACACGGTGGTCGCCGACGCGGCCAAGTACTGCGGCGTGGTCAAGACCACCGAGGCCATTGCCATCGGCGAGGTGGCGGCCGACGTGGCCAGCGTCTTCACGCACCTGGTGCCCTCGGCCCAGACCGAGACGCCGCTGCTCGATCTCACCGCCGGTGGCACCTCGGAGGCGTTGATCGATTCAGCGAGCGGGACGGCCACGTACACCACGGCGGCAGCGTTCAACTCGTCCACCGTGCTATCGGTCGGCAACGCGATCCAGCCGGGGACGCTCTCGATCACGGTAAGCGGCGCGACGCTCACCGACAACGGCGGCAGCCTGATGGATGGCGCAACGGCCGTCGGCACGGTGAACTACGGGCGCGGCGAGGTGGCGTTTGCCACCAGCGCGCCGACCTACTCGGGCACCAAGACCATCACCTTCCGACCGGGTGCCGCACCGATCCGGGTGGCGGATACGGCGGGCATTCGCGTCGTCATCGAAAACCGGGCGTACAACTACATCCTGACCATCGTCCCGACCCCCGCGCCAGGCACGCTGATGGTGAGCTACCGGGCGCAGGGCAAGTGGTACGACCTGCGCGACAACGGCGCGGGCGCGTTGAAGGGCACGAGCCCCGAGTACGGAGTCGGCACCGTCAGCTACACCTCGGGCACGGTCGCGGTCACGCTGGGAGCGCTGCCCGATGTCGGCAGCGAGATCGTCTACGCCTGGGGCGGCAAGGCCAACTACTTCAACCGGGCCGCAAGCAGCATCGCGTCGCCGACCGTAGCCCTGCAACTGTCCAACCCGGGCGTTACGCCCTCGTCGGTCACCATCAGCTGGAACGACGGCACCGCGCGCACGGCGACCGACAACGGCAAGGGGGTCATCAGCGGCAACGCCTCGGGCGCGATCAATTACCAGACCGGCGTGATCCAGATGACGCCCTCCGTGCTCCCGGCCGGAGGCCAGACCTACAGCGTCGCCTACACCTGGGGACCGCCGTCGGAAGATGTGTTCCACGCCCCGCTGCGCAACGGCGATGGGACGGTCGACGTCGAGGTGGCGTTCGACGGCCTGATTCCGGGCACGGTCGAGCTGGAATGGAATCTGTTGGTCGGGACCTACGAGTACATCTCGACCACCCCCGCCGAACTGCAGCTCATCCGCTGGTGGGACCCGATTAAGATCGTCAAGGACGATGGGCTCGGCAATCTCAAGGACAGCCAAGGGACCCCCTTCGGCACGGTGAACTACGCCACCGGTGTCGTCCACTTCCTGCCCGACACCACGGTCCACATTCCCGTCGCTCGCTACTCGGTCACCCAGATCGGCTGGACCCGCACCTCCGACAACCGGTGGGTGCCGGTGTACCGCAACCTGTTCTCGCACTGGCAGTACGTGCCCGCGGGCGCGTCGATGCCGGTCGACGACACGGGGCTGGTCAAAGTGCGCTACCGGGCGGCGGGTACGTCCAATGCAGTGACGGACGGTTTTACGGCGAGCGCGCTGGCGCTCGACCTGACCCCGAGCTTTGCCGAGAACATCGTTCCGGGCAGCATCAACTTCACTCTCGGCGGTAAGACCTACTTCGACCGGCTGGGCAGCCTCTACTATGACCTGAATCCGGTGACCGGCGCGGCGACGCTGGCCGGATCGATTAACTACTCGACAGGCGCGGCCACGCTGAGCGCCTGGGTGCCGACGGCGGCGAACACCATCGGGCTCAAGTCTCTACTGACCAGTTTCGACGGCACGCCGGTCGACGAGGTGACGTTCCGGGTTCCGGCCTCGCCGGTGCGGCCATCGAGCCTGCAGGTCCTGGCGACGCGCCTCACCGGTGGCACGATCAATGTCACCGCCGACAACAACGGCATCATCACGGGCACCGACGTCACGGGCACGATTGATTACGAGACTGGCGTCGTGCGCGTGCGCTTCGGCGCGTGGGTCACTGCGGCAGGCAACGAAAGCCAGATCTGGTACGACGCCAATGCCGTCGTCAGCGGTCAGATCTTCAAGCCCGTACCGGTCTATGCCGACACGATCAAGTACAACGCGGTCGCGTACTCGTACCTGCCGCTGGACGCCGACATCATCGGCCTTGATCCGGTGCGTCTGCCGCAGGACGGGCGGGTGCCGATCTTCCGTGCCGGCGACTTCGCGGTCGTCGGCCACACCGGGGTGGTCGGGCCGATCACGGTCAGCAACGGGCAGGTGATCAACTGCGGTCGCGTGCGGCTCTCGCGCGTGCGGGTGCTGAACGCCAACAACGTCGTCATCACCTCGGGCTACACGACCGATCTCGAAGCCGGAACGCTGACGTTCACCAACGTGAGCGGCTACGCCCAGCCGGTGACCATCGAGCACCGCATCGAGGACATGGCACAAGTGTCGGACGTGCAGATCTCAGGGCGGCTCACCTTCACGCGCCAGATCGGTCACGACTACCCGGTCGGCTCCTACATCTCTTCGGCGCTGGTCGCCGGGGATCTGCGCGCTTACGTCTCGAAGCTCTTCGATCAGGCGACCTGGAACGGCACGTTCGCCGATGCGCTCTCCGGCAGTGCCGCGACCGCGACCTACAACGACGTACTGGCGCCCATTGCCGTGACCAACGCAGGGGCGATCACCGAACGCTGGGCGATTCAGTTCAGCAGCGCGACCTCGTTCAACGTCATCGGCGAGCACGTCGGAGTAATCGCCGGTGGCAATACCGCGACCGACACCGCACCGACCAATCCCGCGACCGGCAAACCGTATTTCACGCTGGCCGCCATCGGCTGGGGATCGGGCTGGGCGGCTGGCAACGTGCTGCGCTTCAACACCATCGGTTCGCTGTTTCCAGTGTGGGTGGTGCGCACCATCCAGCAAGGGCCGGAAACGGTCACGAACGATTCGTTCACCTTACTCATTCGCGGAGACGTCGATAGACCATGAGCAACAAAGTCAAATGGCTGCACAGCGGCATGGCCGGGGGACCGGTGCTGTCGAACAATTGGGGCGACATGACGGCGCTGCTCGATGCCTGTCTCGTGAACGGCTTCAACCTGAAGGTGGTGACGTCGATCACTCGCTCCGGCACCACCGCCACGACCACGCTGGGTTCGGGGCACGGCTTCGTCGTCGATCAGGTGATCCTCGTCGCCGGTTGCGACCAAGGCGAGTACAACGGCGAATTCACGGTGACCGCGATTTCGCTGACGACCGTGAGCTACAAGGTCAGCGGCACGCCGGTCACCCCGGCGACGGCGGCCGGGACGATCACGATGAAGGTGGCGCCGCTCGGTTTCGAGATTGCCTTCACCGGAACCAACAAGCGCGCCTACCGCAGTCCGAACCCGCTGTCCAACCGCCACTACCTGCGCGTCGATGACAGCCTGCCGACTGCCTACACCACAACCTGGGCCAAGTTCGCGCGGGTGACCGCTGCCGAGGGCATGGCCGACATCGACACCTTTGTCGGCGGCCGCGCGCCCTACGATCCATCGGCGCCGACCCGCAATGAAGTGCCGAGTGGCAGCGGGACGTCGATGTACGCCGGCTGGTTCAAGTGGTACTACGCACGGCAATACTCGAACGAGAGCAGTGGCGACAACGGGGCTTGGGCGCGCAGCTGGATTCTGATCGGCGACGACCGTGGCTTCTTCCTGTCGAATTCCGCCGGCTATGGCGGCGACAAGCGCATCCTGCACGCCTTCACCGACTTCGACAGCTACAAGCAGGCCGACGCCTACGCGTCGCTGTTGATCGCGACCGAACGTTATCGGACGATGGGTGACACCTGGGGGAGCTACCCGTCCGACGACGCGAAGAGTGCCTACGCGCAGGACACGCAAGGAAAGATCTGCATCCGCAACTACAGCCAGCTCGGCGACAACGCCCGGTTGGGGCTGCTCGCGCTCAACGACGGCAACAATCAGAGCGTTTCCAATCGCTCGGCTGCCATTCCCTTCCCCAACGGACCCGACTACAGCCTGATCATCCATCCGATCTATCTGCGCGAGTCGGCCGTCGGGGGACACCTGCGCGGCGTGCTGCCGGGGGCGTTCTGGATTCATCAGAACCAGCCCTATGCCCACCTCTCGGTGATCGACAACGTCATCGGCTACGAAGGGCGGAAGTTCCTGATCGTCACCGTCGATTACGCGAGTGAAGGCAACACCAGCGGCTTTGCCTACGACATCACGGGCCCGTGGCGGCCGTAAGTCGTGAGCTACCCTTTTGACGAGACCTTTGCCACCGGCATTCCGGTGGGCTTCGGCGCGGCGGGCGGGGCCGGGGGCGTCACCGCCACCTGGAACGCGCCGGCGCAAGCGGTCGATCTGGTGTGCTCGCAGGCGCAGAACTTCTGGAAGATTACAGCGGCAGACCAGAGCTCTGACTTCTGGTTCGAAATCGATGTCGAGGTGACAGCCGCAGCCTATACGCCGCCGCACTTCGGGTTCTGGTTCTGGGATGGCGTCGGCGCCTATGAAGGGCAGCGCGTCGTCGTCTACACCAGCGGCTGGGTCCACTCCAACTGGACGAGCGGTGGCACGGAATACGACGCCAGCGGCACGACCACGCCGGCGCTGTGGGCCGTCGTCGGTGCCCGCAAGACGCTGCGCATCGATGTCCAGAAGAGTCCCGAAGGCGACTGGTGGAATGTCCGGCTGAGCATGGACGGCGTGCCGGTGTTGCAGTTGAGCAAGCGCTACTACACCACGCTGCTGCCCTGCGTGTTCGGCTATGGAATCACGCTGCGCCTGCACCGGGCGGCCGGTGGTACGCCGAGCGCGCTGGGCGCCGCGCCGCTGCTCAATCGCCACGGCTTGCGCTCCCTCGTGGGCCGTCGACGGCTCGTCCCCGAGTTCGTCGGCGCCACGACACTCACCCACCGTGGTTTGCCTCGGTTGCTCGCGCGCCGCCTGCTGGCGCCGGAACACGCGGCCTCACCGAGGCCCAACAGTCGTGGCTTGCGCCTCTTGGCCGGGAACCGCAACCACTATTACCAGGGCAACGGGCGGATCACCGGCACCGTCAAGGAAAAGGGCAGTCCGCTCGACCTGCCGGTATCGCGTCGGGTTCTGTTGCTCGACGAGCGGACCCACATCGTGGTGCGCGAAACCTGGAGCGACGCCGTGACCGGTGAGTACACGTTCGTGCACCTCAACCTCGAGGTGCCGTATCTCGTCCTCGCCCACGACTACAAGCACAACTACCGGGCAGTCATTGCCGACAACCTCGCGGCCGAGGCAATGCCGTGATCCAGATTTCCAACGAACTGAACGCCTACCGGCTGAACGGGGTGATTGCTTTCCTGTCCGCTGGCGCCGATAACGCGCGGGCCGAGATCTATGACGGGGTGCGGCCGGCGCTGGGTGGCGTGCCCAGCGGCAACCTGCTCGCATCCGTCGTGCTGATGGAGCCTCTGGGCACCGTTGCCGATGGCCTGCTGACGGTCGCCACCACCAACGAAGTGATGATCGGCACCACCGGGCAGGCCACGTGGGCGCGCATCGTGAATGGCAACGGCGCGTTGGCGTGGGATTGCGACGTGTCCGATCTCAACGGCACCGGCGAGCTGCGCCTGCCGTCGACAACGCTCTACGCCGGAGGCTACACCCGCATCGTGTCGGGCCTACTCGGGTAGCACGTCGTGGCAGACGTTGACCTGCGCTTTGCGCAGCCATCAGCCGGAACCGATCTGCTGTTTGGCGGCGAGGAGACCGGCCCGTCGCCCCCGGTCGACGCAACGCTTGCTGCCACGCTGCCGGCGCTGGCCTTCAGCGCGAAGGCGATCCCGAATGCGGACTTCGCGCTGGTGGCCGCGTTCCCTGGGTTGGAGATCGTGAGTGAGGGCAGCTACCACTCCTACGCGGTGCGTCCCACGGTCGGCCGCAACGCGACGGACTGGCAGCGCGCAGCCGAGTTCAAAGCCGGTGCCGAGGAGCGACGCGAAGCGACGAATCGGGCCCGCATGTCGAGCCGCGCGCCGTGGTCGATCGGGCCGCCCCATCGCGTGGGCATCGAGGAGCGGCGCGCCGGACGGCTGCTGCGCGCGCCGGTGTCAGGCCACGCCGGTCATCAGGAAGCGGTGCGCGCCTCCCCTGGAGGTATCAGCGATGGGTTCGCCGATACCACCCGCGTGCGCAGTGCGCGCGGTTCGTCCTACAACGAAGCTCGCCGTGCCGAGGGCGTAAGTCGCGCGATCAGGCATCAGACGGGCCGCCGGGACATTCGCCGCCCGCTGGAATCGCGCTACACAGAAGCCCGTCGCTACACAGGCGTGCGGCAATTCGATGCTATCCAGAGCGCCGTCACTCTGCGCCGATGGCTCGGGGCGCGCTGGCAAGTCGCCATTGTGGCGCCTCCGGGTGTGCATCCGTCCGATCCGGAGATCCCGCCGACGGAGCGCTGCTACACGCCCTCGACGGCGTTGCTCTTTGCGGCGCTGGCCACGACCGATGGCCACTTGCTGTTCATCTGTGAACGGCACACCGAACCGCCTCCGGACCAGGAGCCGGTCGTCGTTCCCGTACGGAGGGTGTATTTCGTGATCAATAACGTGACTCTGCACCGCGTCGCCGATGGTGCGGAGGTGCCGGTGTTCAACCTGTCGCTGGCGTTCGATGCCGCGTCCTGGGCGTGGGGCTTCGACGCCGTGTTGCCCGCCATCGCCGAGTCGCTGGTCGACCCGGGCAACGCCTCTGGCCCGGTGGACCTCTTGGCCAGCGTGAACGGTACGTCCTTCCGCCTCCTCGCTGAAAACATTAGCCGCGAGCGCGCCTTCGGGGACGCCAGCGTGCGGGTCTCCGGCCGGGGGCGCAACGCCGTGCTGGCCGCGCCCTACGCGCCGGTGATGACCTTTGCCAACGCCGAGGCGCGCACCGCCCGGCAACTGATGGACGACGTGCTCACCGTCAATGGCGTGCCGCTGGGCTGGACCGTCGATTGGGGCCTGACGGACTGGAACGTCCCGGCCGGCGTGTTCGCCAAGCAGGGAACGTGGATCGAGGCGCTCACGGCCATCGCCAGTGCGGCGGGCGGCTACCTCATTCCGCATCGCACGGCGCAGAGCATCAGCGTGCGCCACCGCTACCCGGTGGCACCGTGGGAATGGGACACGGTCACGCCCGACTTCGTGCTGCCGGTCGACGCCGTCGCGCGCGAGTCCGTGCGCTGGCTGGAAAAGCCCGCATACAACCGGGTGTTCGTGTCGGGTCAGGAAGTCGGCGTGCTCGGGCAGGTCACGCGAAGCGGAACGGCAGGAAATGTCCTCGCGCCGATGGTCGTCGATCCGCTGATCACCGAGGCGGCGGCCGCGCGGCAACGCGGGATCGCCGTGCTGTCCGACACCGGTCGCCAGATCGAGGTCAGCCTGCGTCTGCCGGTGCTGGCCGAGACCGGAATCATCGAGCCGGGAGCTTTCGTCGAGTACCAGGATGGCAGCGTCACCCGCTTGGGACTGGTGCGGGCGACGCAAGTGCAGGCCGGACTGCCGGAGGTGTGGCAGACGCTGGGGGTGCAGGCCTATGCATAACGTCTACGAGCAATTCCGTCAGCTGCTGCCCGATCCGCCATTGCAGGCGGGAACCGTGACCGAGGTCGGCCCCGGCGTCGTGACCGTGCAGTTGCCCGGTGGCGGCTTGGTCCGGGCGCGCGGGAGCGCGGAGCTTGGCCAGAAGGTGTTCGTGCGTGACGGGACGGTCGAGGCCGTCGCACCCAGCCTGACGCTGGAGCTCATCGAAATCTGAAGCACCGCTGATTCGCAATTTCAACCCCGAGACCCGCCTTGATGCACACGCATCGGGCGGGTTTCGCATTCTTGGAGACCGCCAATGATTGAACCTGACAAGCCGGCTGCTGTGGAGAACATGCTCCTGCTGCGCAAGGAGGACTTCGACGATCTTCTCGACCGCGCCGCCGAGCGCGGCGCTGAGCGCGTCCTGTCCCACCTCGGCCTCGAAGGCGCCACAGCCGCGCAGGACATCCGCGAACTTCGCGACTTGCTCGAGGCGCTGCGCGATGCTCGCCGCACGGTGTGGCGGACCGTCATCAAGCTCGTGACCACCGGCATCCTGGCCGCCCTGATGGTCGGCGCCGCAATCAAACTCAAGCTGATGGGGGGTTCGCAATGATCGAGACGCTGCTCGGCGGCCTTCTCGGCGGCGCCTTTCGCCTTGCGCCAGAACTTCTGAAGTGGCTCGACCGCAAGGGTGAGCGCGGGCACGAGTTGGCGATGCAGGACAAGGCCCTGGAGTTCGAGAAACTGCGCGGCGCGCAGCGAATGGCCGAGGTCGGCGCGGCAGCGGACGCGGCGTGGAACACCGGTGCCATCGAGGCCCTGAAGGAAGCGGTAGCCGCGCAGGGGCGCCCCTCGGGGGTGAAGTGGGCTGACGCGCTGTCGACCAGCGTTCGGCCCGTGATCACCTACTGGTTCATGGCGTTGTACTGCGCGGCCAAGACGGCGGCCTTCGCGGCGGCTGTCACCGCCGGTGCAGCGTGGGGCACGGCGATCCTGCACGCGTGGACCGAGGCCGATCAGGCGCTGTGGGCCGGGGTGCTCAACTTCTGGTTCCTGGGTCGCGTGTTCGACCGCGTACGGGCGTGATTGCGGTCCCACAAGCGGCCGTCGAACTGGCCAAGAGATTCGAGGGCTTCTGCCGCGTGCCAAAACACGATTCCGCCCGTGCACATCCCTATGTCTGCCCGGCAGGGTTCTGGACTATTGGGTACGGTCATCTGTGTAGTCCGCTGCATCCGCCAATCACCGAAGCGGAGGGTGATGCGTATCTCGAGCAGGATCTGATGACCGCGCTCAACGCTGCGCTGCGGTACTGCCCTGTGCTGGCCACTGGAACGGAAGGTCGTCTTGCTGCCATCGTGGATTTCACCTTCAATCTGGGGGCGGGGCGTTTGCAGACGTCAACTCTGCGGCGGCGGCTCAATCAGCGGGACTGGTTGGCCGCCGCCCGCGAGCTTCGTCGCTGGGTCTTCGCCGGCGGCAGGGTGCTCTCAGGCCTCGTCTCTCGGCGTGAAGCCGAGGTTGCGTGGCTGCTTCGCCACGCGTGATCCACGCGCGTCCGCTTTGTCGGCTACGCTCCACCGGCTCCCACGAAGCGCAGATGGAGTGGACGCACGACCTCCCCCTCGCAGGTGGACCGAAGTGCGGACTATATCGACAGGACAGTGGCGGGCAAATCGGTCGCTGAGCCTCGTTCTAAGCAGGGTTTTCCCGGGCGTCTAACCGGGACTTTTGGCACCGAAACTGAGATCACCCCCTCTTTTGCCTCAGCCAAATTTGGAACCGATCGAGATACAGGTAGATCACCGGCGTCGTGTAGAGCGTGAGCAACTGGCTGAGCGCCAGCCCCCCGATCATCGCGTAGCCGAGCGGCCGACGCAGCTCCGAGCCGGTGCCGCTGCCGAGCGCGAGTGGAACTCCTGCAAGCAGAGCCGCCCCCGTCGTCATCAGGATGGGACGGAAGCGCAAGAGGCACGCCTCGCGAATGGCCTGAACCGGCGGAAGGTGACGGTCACGCTCGGCGACAATGGCAAAGTCGACCAGCATGATGCCGTTCTTCTTGACGATGCCGATCAACAGGATGATTGCGATGATGCCCATCACCGACAGATCCATGCGTCCCACCCACAACGCAAGTAACGCGCCAACACCCGCCGATGGCAATGTCGAAAGAATCGTCAGCGGGTGAATGAAGCTCTCGTACAGAACACCGAGGATGATGTAGACGACGAGGAGCGCAGCGATGATCAACACAGGCATGCTCGATAACGAGGCCTGGAACGCTTGCGCATTGCCCTGGAACGCGCCGGTCACTGTGCCAGGCATGTTGATCTCCTGCGCCGCGCGGTTGATTGCGTCGACAGCCTGGCCAAGCGCGACACCTGGCTGGAGATTGAACGATAAGGTAACCGCCGGGAACTGGCCCTGATGCGTCACCGACAGCGACCCGACCCTGGCCGTATCGACCCTCACCAGCGCGGAAAGTGGCACCGCAGCGCCGGTCAGCGGTGATTTCACGTAGATGCGGTCGAGCGATGCCAGCGTGCGCTGCAGGGCCAGGGTGATTTCGAGAATGACGGGATACGTATCAAGCTGGGTGAAGTACTGCGTGATCTGCCGCTGTCCGTAGGCATCGTTGAGCGTGTCGTCGATCGCCTGCGGCGAGATGCCAAAGCGCGAGGCCTGGTCCCGGTTGATGTCGACCGTGAGCAGCGGTGCGTTGGCGAGAAGGTCCGTGGCCACGTCCGCGAGCTCCGGCAGCGCGCGCATTTTCTCGAGCACCTTCTGCGACCACGTGGTCAGTTCGCCCACATCGGCACTCTGCAACGTATACTGAAAACTGCCGCGCGAAGACCGGCCGCCTACGGTGATGTCCTGTGTTGCCGAGAGAGAAAGATTGACACCCTGGACCTTTGCGATCTGTGGTCTCAGCCGGTCGATAATCTCGGAAGCCGTGTGCGTGCGGTCGTCGCGCGGCTTGAGAACGATGTAAAAGCGAGCGGTGTTCGCCGTCTGTGCATTGCCGCTGCCGCCGGTGCTCCCCGTCCATGAGGCAATTCCCTCGACACCGGGATCCTCGAGGACGACCTCTCCGACGATGCGTTGAAGACGCTTCATCTCCTCGGGCGAGACCTCCTGTGCCGCCTCCGCCAGGCCTCCGATCAGGCCGGTGTCCTGAACCGGAAAGAAGCCCTTGGGGATCTCGATGGCCATGACGGCGGCCAACACAACCGTCGCGAAGAACACGCAGAGGGTGGCCGCCTGATGGCGCAGCACGATGTCGAGCGTGTGCCGATAGCCGGACTGCATGGTGTCGAAGCAAGTTTCGAGGGCGCGATAGAGGCGGCCGTGATCCTCCGATGCCTCCCGCCGCATGAAGCGCGAGCACAGCATTGGCGCGAGCGTGAGCGATACCAATGCCGAGACCGCGATCGCCGCGGTCACGGTTAGTGCGAACTCTCGAAACAAGCGGCCGACAATCCCACCCATAAGCAAGAGCGGGATGAAAACGGCAATCAGCGACACGCTGATCGAAAGCACGGTAAAGGCGATCTCTCGCGAGCCGTTAAGCGCGGCTTCAAAGGGCGGCGCGCCGCGTTCGATATGACGGTATATGTTCTCGACCACCACGATAGCGTCGTCGACCACAAAGCCGACGGCGATGGTCAGCGCCATCAACGACAAATTGTCGAGACTGAAGTTGAGCGCATACATGGCCGCGAACGATCCGAGCAGCGCGAGCACGATCGTGAAGCCTGGAATCAGCGTCGCCCACAAATTGCGTAGGAACAGCAGGACTACCATCACGACGAGGCCGACAGTCAGACCGAGCGTAAACTCGACATCGCGCACCGAAGCGCGGATGGTGGTCGTTCGGTCGAGGACGGTGTGGATCGTGATCGCTGGCGGAATATCGGCCGCGAGACGTGGCAGTTGCGCCTTGATCCGGTCTACGGTGTCGATGACATTGGCGCCGGGCTGCTTATAGACCGTAAGCAGGATTGCGGGCCTGTTGTTGTCATAGGCGGCCGCAGTTCGATCGGACGCCGCGGAAACGGCTTCGCCGACGTCGCGCACCCTGATCGGGGCGCCATTGCGGTAGGCGAGCACGACGTCATCGAATTGTCTTGCCTCGGTGATCTGGTCGTTGGCTGCGATCGTGAAGCTCGTCTTGCCCGTATCGAGCGTGCCTTTGGCGGCGTCGGTCGTGGCGTTGGCGAGGACGGGTCGTATGTCCTCGAGGGTCAATCCGCGAGATGCGAGCTTTGCCGGATCGACCTGAACACGGATCGCCGGCTTCTGCTCACCGCCGAGCGAAACCTGGGCGACACCCGGTACTTGCGAAATCTTTTGGGCGAGATAATTGTCGGCATACTCGTTGACGCTGGTGAGCGGGATCGTATCGGAGCTCGCCGAGAGGACGAGGATGGGGGCATCGGCCGGGTTCAACTTCTTGTAAGTCGGTGGCGCCGTCATTGCTTGTGGCAAGGTCTTGCTGGCAGCGTTGATCGCCGCCTGCACATCCTGCGCCGCCGAGTCGATGTTGCGATCAAGATCGAACTGGATCGTGATCGATGTCGCGCCCAGCGCGCTGAACGACGTCATTTGGGTTACGCCCGCGATCTGCCCGAGCTGACGCTCGAGCGGCGCTGCAACCGATGACGCCATCGTCTCGGCGCTCGCCCCGGCAAGCGTTGCAGTGACTTGAACAGTCGGGAAATCGACCTGCGGCAAGGGAGCCACCGGCAGGAGCGGAAACGCCGCGATGCCCAGGAGCGCCAAAGCCGCCATCAGCAATGCCGTTGCGACCGGTCGCGCAATGAAGGGCGCGGAGAGATTCACCTGGTGCCCTCGGACGATGGTGACGGGGGTGACGTGACCCTGACCTGTACCCGTGCATCGCGCTTCAGCTTGAATTGTCCGTCCGTCACGACACGTTCGCCGTCGCCAAGGCCCGAAGTGACTACCGTCAGATCGCCGGTCGTCGGCCCGACCTCGATCGGACGGGGTTCAGCCGTGTCTTTCGACGTCACGATCCACGCGAACAGGCCCTGCGGGCCTCGCTGGACTGCGGTCGACGGAATGACCAGAGCATCGCTGAGCGTCTTGAGTGACAAGCGTGCATTTACAAATTCGCCCGGCCACAGCCTTTCGTCCTCGTTAGGGAAGATGGCCTTCAGACGCATGGTGCCGGTAGCGGGATCGATTGCATCGTCGACGAGGAGGAGTTTCCCTGCGCTCAGTGGGCGGCGGTTGTTTTGGTCGAAAGCCGTCACCACGACGGGGCCATGGGCCAGGGCGCTGCGCACCTCGTCGAGAAAGCGCGCCGGCAGGGTGAACAGCACCGCGGACGGCCGGAGCCGCATCAGGATGACGATCGGCTGGGCGTCGGACACGTGCACCACGTTCCCGGGATCGATCGAGCGAATGCCCACTCGCCCGTCGCTCGGCGCCCTGATGGTGGTGTAGTCGAGTTGTGTCTGCGCGGTGTCGATCGCCGCTTCATCGGAAGCGATGGACGCATTCAGCTGATCGACGGTCGCCTGCTGGCGGTCGACTGCCTGCCGCGCAATGAAATTGCTCGACACCAACGACTTGAACCGCGCCAGGTCCCTTTCGGCGGAAACGAGCAGGGCGGCATCCTGGGCCTTCTTCCCCCGGGCCTGGTCGAGCGCGGCCTGGAACAGCCGCGGGTCCATCCTGGCCAGCACGTCGCCTTTCCTGACGTGCTGTCCTTCGGTGAACAGCACCTCCTGCAGCGTGCCATCGACCTGGGGACGGATGCCGACGGTCAGTGAAGCCTGCACGGCGCCGAGGCCGCCCAGATGGACGGGAACGTTCTGCCGGGTTGCGACGGAAACGCTTACCGGCACCGGCGCCTGCGCGGCCGAAGGGGCTGGCGCAATCGTGGTTCGCGCCGACGAGAGCCAGTGGATCGCAATGCCAGCCGCGACCAGTGCGACACTCGCAAAAATCAGAAAGGCCGCGCGCCGGCGCCTCGCTTCGCCGTGCCCGGTCTCGCCGGCCGATGCGCCGTTGGAAGGTGCGGGTTCGAGCGAATCGTGGCTGTCTTGTTCGCTCGAACCCACCGCAGGTCTCACTTCTTCATCGGTGCTGGAATCGAACGTCCCTTGCCTTGCTCGGCCACGATGAACTCCAGGAAGCGAAGACTATCCGTGGTACTTGGATTCCAGTGGGAGTGGATCGTGCCGGCGGGAACGAACAGGCTCTCTCCGGCATGCAGCGTGACCGGCGGCTTGCCCTCTTCCTGCCAGACACCGGTCCCCGACACGACATGGAACGTGATCGCAGCCGGATGGAGATGTCGCGGGTTGATCCCACCCGGATCATATTCCGCCTCGTAGACTGCGACCTCCAAATTTTCTGTGCGGGGTACTAGAGTCTTCAGCAACGGAGCGTGCGGAATCGCGCCACGCTTTTCCTGGCTTATAGCCGGACCTGCCTGAATCATGCAAAGGACTCCTAGCGCCGCGGCCCCAATTTTGAGATTCGATATCTTCATCATTTCATGTTTTCCCGGACCGTGACTCGGCAAAGCACTGTGTTGAGCACGCTTAGCGTTGATCGTTGTACTGTTGTACTGCCAACCTCAATGAATTACGTTGAACGTCTCCTGGTGGTGTCCACATTTGTCAGGCCGTTAGCCAATTCCAGCAGTTGGGTTCGGGTGCTCTCCGGGCCGTACTGCTGGAGCGGTGTGTTGGCCCTCGCGCCCGTCCCACCAGCAAGGCAACGGTGGCTTGGGACCAAGATCCATCTGACGCACAGAAAATCTCGTCCTTCGAATAGTATGAGGCTGCTAAACTTGCGTAGCAAACGCAAATTTCTCGCGGTTAGCCAAACCTTAACTTGGGGTACTGATGCCTCGCCAGATGCCCTCCTTGAACGGCTTGCGAGCCTTCGAAGCGGCTGGACGGCATGGCAGCTTCAAGGCAGCAGCGGACGAGTTGAATGTCACTCAAACGGCGGTGAGCCAGATGGTGCGGCTGCTGGAAAGACACCTCGGGTTCGCGCTCTTCCACCGTCATGCCAATCGGCTCGAGCTCACGGATCAGGGGCGGTCGTTCCAGCCCGGCCTGACCGAAGCCTTCGATGCGATTGCCCGGCTCTCTGAGCAGGTGGCGTCGATGCAGGCCGGCCCGGTGCTCACCGTTGGAGTCGCGCCGACGCTTGCTCTGCACTGGCTGATTCCGCGCTTGACAAGCTTTAATCGCAACCATCCCAACATCGAGGTCCGCGTCGCCACTGGTGGTGCAATGCTTCCGCTGCGTGATGATTGGACATGTGCTGTTAGTCGCGGCCAAGGCAGTTGGCCTGGCTATGTTGCCGAAGAGCTATTCCCCTCGACGTTGGTACCAGTCTGCACGCCCTCAATAGCAGCAGGCTTGCTCCGCCCACGCGATCTCCACACGGCGACCCTGATCGTCGCCTCTCACTTGCGCGAGCAATGGTCTTGGTGGTTCGAAGCGGCAGGCCTGAGCGCACCGATACAGCCGGCTAATGAGGTTTCGTTCGAAAGCTCCATGATGGCAATTCAGGCTGCCCTCGATGGTGTAGGAGTCGCGGTCGCGCAACTCCCCTATGTCAGTGAGGCGCTGGCAGCGGGCCGTCTTGTCACCCCATTTCGGATCGTTGATCGGAAATACGAAGGCTGGTATCTGGCTTATAGGCCGATACGCGCGAAGGACCCGGGGCTATCGGCCTTCCGCAACTGGCTGCATGGCGAAGCTGTGTTGCAACGCGAAGTACATAAGAGGCTAGGCGCTGCTTTGTGCGGAGTGACTTGTTGAAGTTCGGCCAATACCAATGGGAAGGCCGTCAGCTGATGGGGACGTTTCCGTCCGTATGCCGGCCAAAATGGCCGTTTCGTACAGCTGAGCACCCGCAAGGCCGACGCCTTCATATCTGTTTCGGAAGGCGGACGCCGGTTCAGTTCCGCAGTCCGCCACCAACGCGCGAAATCCCAGCCATCGCGGGCTGGGATTTTTCGCCCGGATCCTGGTTCCGGCAGGAGCGCCGGACCCACCGCCCTGCGATCGCCCGCGCTCTCGCCTCGCCGGCCAGGGCCGCGGATTGCGGGTTCGTCAGGACATGGTCCGGACATCAGAATGGCGACATCGACGATCGAACGAGGTTTGTCGGGAGCGCCGAGAATCTTTC